ACAAAGGGCGATTGCAATTGGTACTCAAGGTTTGGCTGATGTATTCTATCTTATGGATTATGAGTTTACTTCAGACGAAGCAAAACAACTAAACAAAGATATCTTTGAGACAATTTATTTTGCGGCAATCACTGAAAGCAATAGGTTGGTAATTGATGGTGATTATAGTAAATATGTCCATTTTGATGGTTCACCAATGTCACAAGGTCAATTCCAATTTGATATGTGGGGACTAACAGAATCTGATTTATCAGGTAGATGGCCTTGGGAAGTATTAAAGTCAAATGTTAAACAATATGGTATTTGTAACTCATTGTTTACTGCACAAATGCCTGTAGCAAGTTCAGCTAAGATTACTGGTTCATACGAAATGACAGAACCTGCTCACTCAGCTATCTTTAACAGACGTGTAGTTGGTGGTGAAATTATGATTGTTAACAAGTATCTAATCAGTGACTTTGAGAAACTTGGAATATGGGGAGAAGACCTTAAAAATGAAATCATTTATAATGAGGGGTCAATCCAAAATATTAATTTCAACAACTACTTAGACACAGAAGATAAGAAGTACAATCAAAAGGTTAAAAGAATTGAACACTTGATTAAGAAGTACAAAACGATTTGGGAAATATCTCAAAGAGAGTTGATTGATATGGCAGCAGATAGAGGACCTTTCATTGACCAATCACAATCAATGAATATCTATATGGGTAATCCTACTTTATCGAAGATTACTTCATCTCACTTCCACGCTTGGCAAAAAGGTTTAAAAACACTTTGTTATTATGTGAGAACAAAAGCAATCTCAACAGGAGCAAAACACTTGGCTATGGATATATCTAAGATGGATAAACCGAAAGTAACACCAACATTACCCCACGTTGAACCAGTTACAAACAAACCAACGGATTCACCTTTTGAATGTTTTGGATGTTCATCTTAAAAATAAGAATCACGACCTTAAGTCGTGATTTTTTGTTTTATGGTATTTATAGAAAAAATATAGGGTATATATTTATTGTTATGGCAAATGGTTTTACATATGGTATAAATTTCCCATTCAAGGATTCTTATGAAGGAAATTACTTAAGTTTATCTCAAACAACTGAACAAGAAATCAGAAGTAATTTAATTCATTTATTGTTAACTAGAAAAGGTACAAGATATTATTTACCTGACTTTGGAACAAGATTATATGAGTATCTATTCGAACCTTTGGATGGTCCTACTTTTTCTGATTTAGAATCAGAAATTAGAGATTCTGTTGCGGAATTCATACCTGGTATAACAATAACAAATGTGACTATAACACCTGCCTCGGAGGGTGAAGAAGATAAAGGATACTACATAAATGAAGATAACCAAAGAGAGTTTAGAGTACCAGGTATTGGACAAATGGAACACACAGCAAAAATAAAAATTGACTACATATCAACTGATACTGCTTTTGAAAGTAGTGACTTTGTAATTATTAATATATAATTCTATGGCTAACAAAAAAATATCATATACAACCAGAGATTTCCAATCCATAAGAACGGAACTTATTAATTTTACAAGAACATATTACCCAGACCTAATTGATAATTTCAATGATGCCTCAATATTTTCGGCTCTATTGGATTTAAATGCTGCGGTTTCAGATAACTTACAATACAATATAGATAGAAGTGTACAAGAAACCGTACTACAATATGCACAACAAAGGTCTTCCATTTTTAATATAGCAAGAACTTATGGACTGAAAGTACCTGGTCAAAGACCTTCTGTGGCATTGGTTGATTTCTCAATAACAGTGCCTGTTTATGGTGATACTGAGGACTTAAGATATTGTGGTATTTTAAGGAGAGGGTCTCAGGTTAATGGGGCTGGTCAAGTTTTTGAAACTGTGAGTGATATTGATTTTGCTTCGCCAATAAGTTCGGATGGTGTTCCAAATAGATTAAAAATACCAAATTTTGATTCTAATAATAGATTATTAAACTACACCATAGTAAAACGAGAAACTGTAGTAAATGGTACTACAAAGGTATTCAAGAGAGTTATTACCGCAAATGACATAAAACCTTTTTTTGAGTTGTTTTTACCCGAAAGAAACGTTTTAGGTGTAACGAGTGTTTTACTTAAAGATGGTACTCAATATGCAAATGTCCCTACAGCTGAAGAATTTTTAGGTTTAGAAAATAGATGGTATGAAGTTAAAGCATTGGTTGAAGATAGGGTATTCATCGAAGACCCAACCAAAGTATCTGACAATCCTGGTATTAAGGTAGGAAAATATGTTCAAACAAATACAAAATTTATATCAGAATTTACACCTGAGGGTTTCTGTAAATTAACTTTTGGTGGTGGTAGTCAATCAGCAGACGAACAATTAAGAGAATTTGCTAGAAATGGTTTTGAATTAAACTTATACAAATATTCAAACAACTTTGCTTTAGGTAGTACATTGAAAGCTAATAGTACACTATTCATTCAATATAGAATAGGTGGAGGTACTGGAAGTAATTTAGGCGTAAACGTAATTACTCAGATAGGTACAATAAACTTTAATGTCAACGGACCTTCAACTTCGGTAAATACAAGTGTAATTAATTCTTTGTCTTGTACAAATGTCACTGCAGCAATTGGAGGAGCACCAGCACCAACTACCGAAGAAGTAAGAAATTTAGTGACATTCAACTTTTCAGCACAAAACAGAGCTGTTACAATTAATGATTATGAATCATTAATAAGAACAATGCCTTCACAATTTGGAGCACCAGCCAAGGTTACAATCACAGAGGAGAACAATAAAATTAAAATTAAAATGTTGTCTTATGATGAAACTGGTAGATTGACTGAGGTGGTTTCAAACACACTCAAAAATAACGTAGCTAATTACTTATCGAATTATAGAATGATTAATGACTACATTTCTATCGAAACTGCGAATGTAATCGACTTAGCATTTACGATAGATGTTGTTTTAGATAATAGTCAGAATCAAGGTGCCGTAATAACTCAAATCGTTGATAATGTAACTAATTTTATGTCACCTTCAGTTAGAAACTTAGGTGAAAATGTTAATATATCAGAATTAAGAAGAATATTACAATCACAGAATGGTGTAATAACTCTATCAAACATATCGGTGTTTAATAAAGTAGGTGGTGAATATTCATCATCTCAAACATCACAAAGGTATTCAGATAGTGAAACTAAACAGATTGAATTAATAGATGACACAATTTTTGCAGAACCTAGTCAAACTTATCAAGTAAGATATCCTGGTAAAGATATTAGTGTGCGTGTTAAGAATTTGAGTACGGTCAATTTTTCGTAAAGATTTATTTTGAATTGTATTGAATTATCTTTTTGAAATGAACGTATAAACTATTTATTTCAAAAGATAATTAATGTCTCAATCATATAGAATAAGAACCGAAGTCGGTAAGGATAAGTACGTAAATGTACTATTAGAACAAGATTTCGAACAATTAGAAATCCTTTCATTAAAGATTCTTCAAAGTCAAATTTACACTAGATTATGTTCAGATTATGGTGTTGTTGCTGGAAGAATTACCGCTAATTCAGGGTTCGGTTTACCAAATTGTAAAGTGTCTATTTTCATCCCTCTATCCAATGAGGATGAAAACAATCCTATTATATCTGATTTATATCCCTATAAACTTTTAAGTGATACTAATGAAGATGGTTATAGATATAATCTATTACCTTATGTTAAATCACATAGTGGACATAACCCGACTGGTTCTTTTCCTGACAGAATAGATGTACTTACAGACCCAAATTTAATAGAAGTTTACGACAAATATTATAAATTTACGGTAAAAACAAATGATAGTGGGGACTTTTTAATATTTGGTGTTCCATTAGGTACTCAAACAATTCACGTTGATATTGACTTATCTGATATTGGTGAGTTTTCATTATCACCCCAAGATTTAATTAGATTGGGTGTTGCGACCGAATCTCAAGTTGCTGGTACAGAATTCAGAACATCGACCGACCTAAATACATTACCACAAATAATAACACTTAATAGAACAATTAATGTTGAGCCATTGTGGGGTCAACCTGAAGTTTGTACTATTGGAATTACAAGAACTGATTTCGATATTACAGAGGAATCAGGTATAGAAATTACGCCAACAGCAATTTTTATGGGTAGTATTTTCTCAAATGGTAACGACCAATTTCAAACTCAGAGATGCAGACCAAAATTAAGAAGTGGTGATTTGTGTAACTTAGTTGCAGGCCCTGGTGAAATATTAGCAATTAGACAAACAATATTTAATGATGATACAGGAAGACCTGTTTTAGAAACTTTCCCTTTGGAATCAGGAGGTCAAGTTATTGACGATAATGGTGCTTGGTTGGTTGACGTACCTATGAATTTAGATTATGTCACAACTAATGAGTTTGGTGAAAGAGTAATTTCTAATGACCCAAAAGTTGGTATTCCGACAAGAGGAAAATATCGATTTAAAATTAAATGGAATCAATCACCTACTTTGTCTGAGGACATAAAAAGAGGTTATTTCTTAGTTCCAAATGTTAGAGAATATGGTTGGGAAGTAAATGTGGACAAAGACCCCTTAGTTATACAAGATTGGATAACTAACCCATTATCAATACCACCAACTATTGACCCAAACTTTTATCCAAACAATGAATTAGCAAAAAAATCGTATTCCTTTAGTTTAGATTGGAATGATTATGTTGACCCTCAAACTGCAATTAATTGCGAAGATACATTTTATTTAATGTCTTTTAACAAAGTTTACACTGTATCACAACTAATTGACCAATATAGAAGGGGATTTTTACCGAATGAATTCGTTGGAATAAAAAATAATTTAGATGATGCGTGTGAAAGTGATAACGTAAAGTTTCCAAACAATGATGCAAATTATAGATTTGATTTATTGTATTTGTTAGCACTTGTGGCTATGTTTATTTTTAAACCAATTTTATTTGGTTTAGTTCCTATAATTCATATTGTTGCTGCTTTGGTTGCAATTTTAGGGTTCGTATTTGGAATTATTGTTGGGGTTATTTTATATATCGTTTTACCAATATGTTATGTTATTGCGGGAATTGTCGCTTTTTTGAATTGGTTAGGTGCTGGTTTGGAACCTATTGATTGTATTGACCCTGAAGAGATTAATCAAATTATGGACGATATGTTCAATTTGTATAAAAAAATATTGAATATAAATTTACCATTGTTAGTTTATCCCAATTGTGAATTGTGTTCTTGTGAACCAGGAGGTGAGTTAAGTACCCCACCATCAAGTGTTCAATCCTCAGGTAATTATGTCGCAGCAGCCACAGAAACGGGTGGAAATGGTATTTTATCAACATATATGTTACCTACCCAATATGATGTCAAAGATGTTGATGTTCAGTTTAGAAGTGGTATACAAGCTTTATTGGCTGGTGCTGCATATACTCGTGATGAACCATCAGGTAAGGCAAGAGTCCCCCAATTTTCAAGTTTTGGAACAGATACTACTTGTCCTTCTGTTAGTACACCTGAAGACCCAACAAAAATAGTTTTATTTACTAACAACCTCACTTTAGCGGAAAGAATTAATTTATTTAACGTAAAAGCTAAATATTTCGATGAGAATCAAATAACAAATCCTGGTGGAGGTGTAAACAGAATTAAAGTAACTTTCAACACACCAAATAATAATCCACTTACAAAATTCCATTTGGATAATATGTTAGTAATTTCTTGTAAAGAAAATACTTTATCAAATTTTCCAGTTGGTCAAATTATTACGTTCCAAGACCCGAACTTAAGTTCGGATATAAATATTAATGGTTTTACACAATTAAATCAATATGGAACTGGTGCTGTAACTGGTTCAACATATCGTCAACAACCTATAGAAAATGTACAATTATCATATGCAAATCCAAATGGTAATGGTTCTATCTCAGTGTTAGGGGGTTATGACTTATTTTTCTCAGGAGACCCACAATTCCATAAGTTTCCTATGGATATTGAGTATTTCCAAGTAATTACAGCTATGACCTATTCAAATTATACTGGTCAATGTCAGTCAGCAAGTTTAAGTAATAATAAAACATTACCACATCGTACTTTAGGTAATGATACATTGTTAAGAGAGGTAAATGGTGTTTACTCTTATAGTTATTATCCACCATCACCACCACATCAACAGTTCCCGCCAGCAAGATTATACAATCCTATGAAATTGTATAAAAAAAATACTGAACAAGTTATTGTTTTTCTTGTAAGAGGTGTTGACCCATATTCAACCAGACAACCTTGTGAATATGATTTGAGTAGATTGTTCGGATATGACTTGGATGTTAACGGACTACCACAAGGTAACGTTATAGTTAGAGGTAATTATAAACTTAATATACCAATACAAGCATCAAATAATAATAATAATCTAAATGGTCTAAGGGCTGTGAGACATAGTTTTGGGATAACAAGCACAACCCAAAATATTTTATCTACGTCAGATATAATAACGGGAATACCACTATACTATAATTCTTTTAATTTTGAATTGTCCACAAGTGGTTTGGCTAAATTTAGTAGTTTTACTTCTGATATGCCAAGTTATTATTCTAGTTTGGACTCATCTGTTCCTGCAAGTTTTAGACCAAACGATGTACCATCAACAAGTCAAATTAGTTTAAGTAGATTTGCTGAAACACCTTCAGTGTTTTACAACAACTCAGAAGTTTTGAGGGTGAAAAGTCATGCGGCAACCATTAATCAATTCGCAAACCCAACCTTACCATTTCAAGGGGGTAATTCACCATATTATTGGGGGTTTTCTGTTGAAATTGATTCATTTTTAGGTACATTTCCTGCTGGTTCAAACACATCAGGCTGTAATCGTGATTATTTTGGGGCATTACCTAATGATTATCTTTATGATACGAGAGGATACTATGTTAATGAAATTATAGATGGTGGTTCTTTGATGGGACAAGAAAAATCTCGTATTACAAGTGCAGTATTTGATTTTTATGCTGATGGTTGGTACTTTGCCCCAAGATACAACAATACGTATAATTTCCAAGCGGCAACAACACCTACGAATGCAAGAAAAATAATAATGCGTTCAGATAGATTACCAACTTCATCAACCGTTACTGATGTACAAGGAAATAGCTTACCATTACAAAGTAATCTAATCTTTAGTTTGTTCAGATTAAGTGATAGTGGTTTAGCTCAAGGAACTACTGGTACAGCATCATTCATTGGTGGAGGAGCTGACCCATCAAATTTAGATTTAGTTACCTCTGAGTCAGTTCCCAATCCTGTTTTTGAATCATTTACTTGTGAGAATGCAGTACCATTATTTTGTTATACTGTAGGTACGAACAACGAAATTTCAATAAAACCTGATGATAACATTTGTTACACAAATGGTGTGACTGGAAAAAAAATAATGAAAAACGGATGTTATCAACTTATTTCAGAAATCTTGTTATCACTACCTGCTGACCTTTTAATTGTTAATGAATGGACATCAAGGTTATTAGTTAATTTCGGTGCTTGTAGAAATGTGTGGTCTCATTTATTCGTTAATAATTGGATTAATGGTTCTTTGTATGCGTTTGCATTTAAAAATGACAGAATTTTTGATGCTAATAATGTACCACGTAGTCAATATTGTCGTAGGACATTATATCTACACCCAACAAACAATTTTTATTATAGAAGTAGTCCATACGTAACTGGAACAACGACTGGATTTATTGGTGCACCACCAAGTACTTTCAACATATTACCTTTCGTACCTGGTATCCCTTTCGGTGGGAATGATAGGAACTTGAAGTTCCCAACAACTATGTTAGATTTAGGTCCTAGGTCTCAATTTTTACAAGAACTTGTTTTTTCTGATGAATTTGATGGTTATGTTGTTAACAGAATGGATGATTCATCTTATTCTGATGTAAGTGAGATATTAAATCTACTTATAATAAGTAGATTAACAAATCTAAGTTTTATTGGTATATTATTGAGTGCTGCAGGTGGAACTATATTTGAATTCTTCTTAAATAATAGAGATTTATTTAAAAACCTTGTTGATGCTGATTATGCCCAAATGATATCTATAAGTTCCGAATTAGGAATTTCAGCTTTCGAACCTGCAAATTATCCTACTGACCCAAATGGACAAGACCCTATTTATATCAATAGCCCGTTTGCTAGTGATGTTGTAATGGGAATATTTTGGTCAAGTGATACACAAGTTAGAGATTATATATCACCAAAAAGAAATATAATCAACACCAATGCTAATTTAGGTTCAATTTGTGGGTTTTCAAATATACCTGTGTTCTCGCAAGAAGTTCCATTCTATCAATGGCAAATACAACCAAACGCAGATGGTGGTGCTGCTGAGAGTATTTTTGGGTCTCAAGGAAACAATTGGTTTACTAACCCCATTAATAGTAATGGTACTTTTTTTAGTTCAAACTATCAATCAATGGACAGATTACAACAAACTTCTAGATATTTTAGATATGATAGTAATACTAAAGGTACTGGTTATATTTTTGCTACAGACCAAAATGGTGATGAAGATGGTAATAGACAATTATGGTCACACAATAATCCTGACGACAACAACATCACTGTTGGTGCACCATTCCACTTCTATTTTGGTCTGAAAAAAGGAAAAACTTCTTTTGATAGATTTAGAAGAAAATGGATAAAATTTGATACAATAACTGATTAATGGGAAATATTAACTATACAAGAGTTGTTTTGGGGTCTTTGAGGTATAAGTCAGCGCCAAATACTGATTTATCCTTTCAGATTCCATTTAAGAGTACTCAACGTGAGTTGATAGAGTACGATAGGAGTGCTGATATAAATTTACAACAAGTATTCCAAGATGAAAGGGAAGCTTCAAATTTGTTCAGACCATCTTGTAAATTTAATGTAGTATTCAAAAATGCTTACACAGGTACAACCAATTACAGACCTTTCGAACGAAACTTGTATTACACCAATGCTGAAGAAGTTATAAGTTCTAGATGTGTATATAATAATAATAGTTCACCTTTACCTTGGGGTGGTTTTCCACTATATAATGAATTTGATTTTATACGAAACGATTACAATGTTTCAGGTTACACAACATCACCAAATAATCATATAAATTTTGTAGCAAGTAGTGCAAGTACGTATAATTGGAATTTCTTTTTATCGTATGGGTATGATAATGATTATACCAAGGAACACACTGCAACCTTTTTGATACCTGATGATATAAATCCTTACTATGAGACAGTTAATTGGGTAGTAGGTGATGGTATCCCCTTCGTATTGACAAAAGGAACTTTCAATGGTAGAAATGTTTTAAGATTTAGATGTCCAATAAAACATGGTATGGATGTGGGTGAATATGTTCAACTAAGTTCAAATTTTACTTACGATAATAGTAGATTATTTCAAGTTTATAGTTTGGGGGATTATAGTTATGGTTCTGAAGAGTATATTTTTAATTTGGTTGATTATGGATACACCGGAACAACATTCAGTGTTGGACTAAAAGGAACTGCTAAAAGAGTTTTAAATCCAAATAACGTCACTGATACAATCTCAGAGTATTATGTTAGAAAACACAAAATAGTTACAAATGTTAATGATGCTTTATTAGTTAAAACTGGTTTTGAAGAAAATAGTTACAACAATGTAAAGAAGTATGAAAGTAGTGGTTTTACCCCTGATGGCCAGGCAAGAGTTTCTGTTAAGGAGGGAGGTCAAGCATATTCATTAACCTTCAATAAAAAAATAGATATTGGTTCTTTATTAGACAATCAACGAAGACCATTAACAGAATTATTTTTTACGGTGATTTGGAAGGGATATTTTGGATGGACTTTGGGCATGCCTAAAATTTCACCCCAAACTGGTTTCTACGGATTAAAACAAGGATGGGAATTCAATTTACCCTTAGATACAACAACTAATCAACCTAGTCCTTGGTGGCAAAATTCAGAATCTAGGTCTGAAACAAATTTTCCGATTGGAACATATACAACAACTCAAACTTCACAACCTCAGTATGGATTTACATATGTTGAAACTCTAAATGAGGGGGATGAGATGGATGGTGAGATATGTGAGTGGAATAATTTTGCCCAAACTGAAAGAATGATTGTAGACATATATCATAAAATACGATTTAATCCTTTTGTTTTTGCAACTAACTCAAACACGATAGATAACCTCAATTCTAGAGGTTATTATTATAAACCATTTTATAGTTTACCAATACGTGTTTTTTCTGATTATATTGAGGATGGTAATTTTAACACAATAGTTGGTGTACCCGATTACGCATATTTCTCAACATCACAAAATACCTTTAGATGGAGGGATTTATATCCATATGGCTTTGTTGACTCAACTGGATTGGGTTATGATTATCCATTTTTAAATGGTGTTCATTATCCTTATGACAATTATACTTTTAGAATAATACCTGAAGGAACTAATTATACAGAACAAACTATAATAACTCAACCAACAATAGATAATTGTGAATAACAACAGATATTATATAACATTACCAGTAACCTCACAAGAGATAAACATACCAATAGAAATTACAGAAGATTTCTTAGGAAGGTCTGATAGTATTGAACTTTATGAAGATGAGGTTTTGGGTCAAGTTATTGGTATTCCATTTGATTTTGAAGTTGGTAGATATTCACATAATGAATATTCACCAACAAACACACAAACATCAGTTAACTACGAATTCTACTTTTATAGTGGAAATCCTAACACTTTGAGTGCAACAACATGCCCTTTATCAAGTTCACCTGATTTAACACTTTGGGGGAATAATTATTTGGCTGAAGGTTTCAATTCAAAAGAATTGTATTACTTTGCTAACTCTTTTGCAAATTCGTTTTTCAAACTTGATTTTTACGATAGACCTGACGAAAAAAACCAAACTAATTATTTTACCGTAATAATACCAACTCAACAAGGTTTTACGACAACAGCGTCAATTTCACCTTACATAGCACCAGTACAAGTTAAAATACCAAAGTATAAATTGGATTTTGTTGGTGACAAAGAGGGTTTCTTTTTTTATTGGTTAAATGTACCACAATTTTTGACATTAGATACTTTTTATATGTCAATGAAATTTTTTGATGCAAAGTTGGGTGTTTTTGTAAGAATGATGAATGAACCTCAATGTCGATTACCAAACAAATACCAATTTGATTCAAGTATATATTTTTATAATAAAGTGAAACTGAATTACGATACAAAAAAATATGAAATTTTTGATGGTAAAAATCATAATAATAGAATAGGTACAACGACAAATCCTATGAAGTGGTACGAATATGTTAATCCACCAAATTTATAATGGAAAGTACAATTTATAACATAAGAATTTCACCTGAAAATATATCCAACGATTTATTTATTGTTCCGTATTTCGGAGGATTTTCCCCACAAATTAGTGGAGACCCTTGTTGTGTTACGACTTTTTCAACAACACAAAAATATGAAGGATTTACGTATGTTTACTCCTCTATGACAAATGTTTTATCAGGCGGTACTAATGGGACTTCTTTATTAACAGGACTAACATTACCTATTTTATTTACACAATCAGCTGTAGATTTCGGATATTATTCAGTATTTGATGGAATGATATTACAACAAGATGTAATGACTAATTTTGTCTTTACAGGCTCAACCATATTCCCAAACAATTTTACAGTAATTCTTTACAATACATCAGAAATAGAACTAAAAAAATACTTGAGTTTTTCGAACTATCAAATTAGTTGGGGCGATGGTTCAACAACAACTATTGGACCTTATACTTCAACACCTTATACTCACACATATAGTTCTGCTGGAGAATATACAATAACTATGTCGGGCATGAGTCCTTGGGGTTATAACACAATTCAAAAAACACTAACAATACCATTCTCTTCAACTACGATTAACAATCCAAATGGTACTGCGTATTTTACCCCACTTGGTGGAAGTTGGTCAGGAAGTGCTTTGAATTACAATTTTATTTATAGTGGTGATTCAGATTGTGAAACAACAATAGAAGGATTCAATACATTTTTGGGTAACTCAGATTTAATCATATCAGGTTATAGTAAATCAGGACTTAATGATTTGGAAGTTTATGGTTCAATTAATAACCCTAATTTTTATTTAGGAAAATATAAAATCGGATGGCAAGTTACAGGTAGTTCCAATGTTGTTGGTACTTTTTGGGGACCGAATCCAAATGGTTATACAGCATATACTATTAATGGTGTTGATTACTATGACTATCCTGATGGTACGACTTTATTCATCGTTAGTGGTGTGTCTGAGGTTGATTATGTTTGTTCTGCTATAACTAAAAATGAAGCACTACTCAATGTTATTGATGAACCTGCAATACAAACAAATGTTTTTGTTGAAAGGGGTAAGAATTCGGGTATTGAAACGATGATAAGATTGGGGGAGGTTGATAATCTTGGGGATTTAGATAATTATGGCTACGGATTTTTTAAAGTTACAAAGTTGTAACTTTAATATTTATTAATAGGTTAGTCAATATAAACTTAGAATAAAAGAATAATAAATGGCACTCGCAAGTTATGGTACTATAAGACCATCAGATGTTTCACCAGAAGACGTTGAGATAATTTTACATTATACCCCATCAAGGGATGATACAGCTAATTTTGTATTGACTAAATTAGATTCAGTTTCATTATTGAGACCATACTTTAACAATAGTAGTACTGGTGGAAATGCTAACATAGAAATATTAGGTGGTTTATATAATTTAAAATTACCTGCTGACCAATTTAATGTTATTGGAATTTACACAATTTATTTAAGACCAACTCAAATAAGAACTAAAATTTTGGATTGTGGTGTGTTATCGGCACTACCTAATGTTAGAGGTATTATAATTGATTTAAATCAAGTACCAAATCAATATAGAAACAAGTTTACAAATCAAGGTTTAGTTGGTTTCAGAATTGAATATCTTAACACAGATGGTTCAAAAATACCTAACTTTTTTAGAGTAATTACATCTTCATTTTTCTGTGAACCTGTAATTCAAAATCTAACGAACACTTCGCAAAAAGCGATAAGATACAGATATACTGATAGTAATAGTGGATTATTGTTTTGTACATTGTCACCATCATCAGCACCAACTAATAAACCGAATGCAATACCATACATTGGTCAACCTGACCAAGATATCATAATAACTAATACTTTCTTCAATCCAATAACCCTTGATATTGAAGTTGCTGAACACGATTTCTCAACGTTGGCTATTGCACTTTATGGTAATCAAACCAAATCTATTGATGATGGTATCTACACTTACTACGATAGTCAAAATAACATATACAGACAATATAACCTATACGAAATCAGAGACCAGTTTAATGAGCTTCTATTTGAGGTAAGACAAGACAGAGGTAATAATATAGATTTCAGTAAAAACTTCACTAACATCACTTCGTAATGGCTAAATTCACATGTCCTCCTCAAACACCATCAGGTGCTGGTACTTTTGCAAATAATCTAGTTGGTTTACAATTAGTTACTGGTGGGGGTTTGACACAAGGAACATTTAATTTTACACTTTCGGCAAGTGAGAAAGTTAATAGAAACTTTTCCACTGGAACTTTTTCTAATCCGATTAGTTTGGACTCAATGGGTATTACAGATATCAATCAAGCTAAAGCTATCATTGAGAATAACTATAAAGTTTACCCAAATTTTGATTTAACTCAAGTTACAAACTTTGTTTTATATGGGTCTATGGCCAAAAGGATGTCAGCTGCAGTAACACAAGTTATTAGTTATTTTCCTGCAGCACTAGAATCAACGACATTAAGATTGGATTATTCCACTGGTGTAACAGCATTTAATGTTGTTTTCAGTTTACAATATAATGAAACAACGTTTGAATTAGACCTTACTAAAATAAGAAATCCTTTTGGAATTGATTATACAACTAACTCAACTAGAAATCTATCCCTTAGAGAGATACCAGTATCAACATTGAGGAATATGACATTAGAATATGCCAAGTATTCCTTATATTATAATGAAATTGGGTATCAAGTTAAACGTATAGTACCAACAAATTCATTAACATCGGGTAATTTGAGTATCACCGTTGTTGGTAATCCTTTTTCAGGTGATACAAGTGTTTTTGGAAATATTATAGTAAGACCAAATGATAGTGAAGTTAATAAAGTTTTTAATGAAAATTTAGACGAAGTTGAAAACTTTTTATTAAATAGAACATCAACACCGATATATACAGCATCTTTCGTTATCCCTAAAGAAGCTGATGATGGAACTTATTATTCAGATAATGCTTCAGTAACTTGGCCAATATTGGGACTATGGAATTTAGATATCATCTCAAGTACATTTGTCGATTATTTAACAATATTGAATGATATTAGTGTCTCTTTTGATTCATATAGAACTAACCTTGTGTCAAGATTTTTCACAACACCAGCATTCAAAGAATTTGATACGATTGGTCAAAAAATGGACAAAGTTCTTCAAATATATGGTAGAAGTTTTGACGAGGTTAACAAATATATTACAAGTTTATCTTATGTAACATCTGTTAATTATAATGTAAGAAATGACATCCCCTCTCAATTGTTAAGAAATTTAGCTCAAACCTTGGGATGGCAGACAAACATATCACCAATTTCCAATACTGATTTTTTGAATTCTGTTTTTGGTCAAACAAATCAAGAAAAATCTATGTTCAGTGGTGTCCCTGTAGCACAAACACCAGACGAGCTAAATTACCAATTTTACAGAAATGTATTATTAAATACAGCTTATTTATTTAAATCGAAAGGGACAAGAAAATCAATAGAAAATTTGTTGAGATTGATTGGAGCACCTGAAGCTTTGGTTGAGTTCAATGAATATGTTTATTTAGCTGACCAAAGAATTAATATAGATAAATTTAATAGTTATTACGCTCAAATCTCAGGTGGGACTTTGGTGGAACAAACACCAACATTAGAAAGTTCAAATGTATTTACATTATTTGGTGTACAATATACTGGATTCACGACTACGGCAACAATCAGAGATGTTAATATTACTATTGAAGAATTCCCAATAGACCAATTTGGATTCCCAAGACCAATTACTGATAGTGAGTCGTACTTCTTTCAAATAGGTAGTGGTTGGTTTGAACAAACACCACAACACAGAGCACCTGAACAAGTAAATTCTACTTTGAGTGTATTTACGGGATTAAATCCTGATTATCAAACAAGTTTAAAACCATACACTTATGGTCAAGAATATTTAGACAGATTCAGAAAATTTCCATTTATTCAATTAGGCTATAATATTTCACCATCTGTTGATAATAACAAATCTTGGTACGATTCTGAAGTACTACTAAGAGTTAACTTAGATGGTAATATTAACGCAAGATACTTCGTTGCTGATGACAAATTAGTTTTAAATGTTAAGAATACTGAGATATTTTTGAATCCTGCACAAGGACTTTTATATGATGTTTGGTATATGTCACGTTTGTACAATTATCCAATACCAAATCAAGGTATGAATTATGTCAATCCGAATGGGTGTTTTCCAAACGCGGCAAGTTGCTACCCTGATAGAAATGGTGTTGATTGGACGATTATTAACCCACAACCAAAACAAAAAACCTTCTTCGAATTTGCTCAAACATTTTGGAAGAATACGATTAATGTAAGAAATAGACAATATTCTACTGATGGTAAAACTAGTGGTTACCCAACACTACAATCAATTTATTGGAAATATTTACAATCATTACAAGATGTGAATATAGCAAACAATAATTTCACTTACCAAACTATGATAGAATACGTTAATGGTTTGGGTGATTATTGGATACGCTTAATTGAACAAATGGTTCCAGCAACAACCATTTGGAATACTGGTGTCAAGTTAGAAAACTCAATTTTCCATAGACAGAAATTTCAATGGAAAAGACAAAGAGGTTGTCAGATTATATTAGATACACCACCACCAACACCTGACCCTGTTGATTTATGTGAGTGTATAAGTATTACTGGTGCTTCAGTTGGAAGTAGTACATTAATAACAACATTGAGTCCTAATGGTTATGTTAATGGCAAACAATCATTCTTGGGTTATGACCCTTGTTGTGGTTTAGTTAAAGATATAATTATTTCTTATAATTCGGGGTCAACTCGTTGGGAATATTATTATGATGGAACTCTTGTAGGTACTTTAAACTCAACATCTGATTGCCCAATTGGTAGTGTTTGGTCGAATACAAAAAATAATGTTGGAACTATTTCATCAACTAATAGAACTATTTGCCCAAATCCTGCATCGTTTACACCATTGAGACCTAATCCTTGTAGACCATGTGAGTTGAATGATAGTTTATATACCTACGATTGTCCTATACAAAACACAGAGTGTCCAAAATATCCTTGGTTAAGTGACCCAAAACTTGGTAGTTTTGGTAGTGTTTTAGGTAAATTGTTGAATGAATATCTTACTTCTATTGGTTATGACCCAAATAATTGTAGTTTGAATACGTTAACCACAGAGTGGTATGTGGATATTAGGATAGATGATATTCAAGTTGTTTCTTACCCATTCTTCAATGGAATAGGATATAATTTAATACCATTAAGTTATCCTACAACTACGAATTGGGACACAGCATTAGTTACCGCTATGAATTTGATTAAACCACTAGGTTATGATTATTACTTTACTAGTGACGATACTATTGTAGTTTATAATCAAGTGTGTTCTGTGTCAGAAGCTGATATTAACTTCAAGTTAAATATCGGAATAAACTTCTCAATTTATTGTGTATAATGTCTTGTTTTTTAGATGTAGTAGTAAATAGTATAACTGGTGATTGTAGTAATACGTCCTCAGGTGCGTTTAATATAAGTATCAATGGTAGTGCTCCTGATTTTACAATTTCTTGGATTGACCCTAGTTTTGGTACAATTCCACTTAGTGGTGCCACAGGGTACACAATTAGTGGACTTTCGGGTGGTTCTTATGTATTTAATGTTATTGATAGTTGTTCAGGAGGTAGTACAACATTTCCTGTAAGTGTCTATATTTCGACAGGGACTTGTGTTACCTTGACAGGTGTTCAGAATACAACTTGTAATCTGAGTAATGGTAGTATTACTGCTGATACAACAAATTATTATAATTCACCTACTTTTAGTTTATACGAAATATCGAGTGGGTTTATTACTTCAGGACAAAGTTTCAACAATATCTTCACATTTAATTCTTTATCTGCAGGTACATATTATGTTATTGCGGACGATGGTGGGGGATGTACTGGTAAATCTGAATCATGTATTGTTAAGTCATCAACTACGTTAGATTTTGGTGTATATGTCATCAATGATGCGGGATGTGCAGTGGACTCAGGGGCAATCTACGTTACTGGTCAAACTGGAGTACCACCATACACATATTTGTGGTCAAATGGTCAAACAACCCCATCAATCACAGGATTAACACCTGGTAATTACAATGTGGTGGTGACAGATAGTGCTGGTTGTTCTAATAGTTTGGGTGTGGTTGTAAATGAAGTACCACCAATTGGATTGGGAACATTTACAATTACAAATCCATCTTGTTACACTTCGGATGGAAGTGTAACAGTTGTTACAACTGGTGGTACTGCACCTTTTTATTATTCAGGTTCTAACGGAACTGTAACAATTACTTTTGCTTCGAGTTATACATTTACTGGTGTTGCCGCAGGTAATTTCTCAGTTAGTGTAACTGATGCTGGTTTATGTAATTTTGTGGCATCCACAATTTTGTTGACTCCGAATTCATTTACTAACGTAACAGTTTCAACAACCAACTCACTATGTAATAATAATACAGGTGTTGTTTCAGTTTCTCTATTTGGTGGTTCCCCTCCTTATTCATATACTCTGATAGATTTCACAGGAAACTCAGCAACAACAGTTACTAATGCAACAAATGTAAACTTTAATGCCTTGGAATCGGGTAATTACACCTTACAAATTACTGATGGAGGACCTTGTGTTTTTACTCAAGCTGTGACAATAAATAATACAATTTTATATACTTTAAGTTCAGTTGTATCAGGTACAACTTGTGGACAAAATAATGGTGTTGTTACTTTAAATATAAGTAGTGGAGGTACACCACCCTACATCTATCAGATGGATGGTGTTTTAGTTAACACAAGTTTGTCAGGTTATACATTTTCAGGATTAGCACCTGGTAATTACACAGCATCTGTAATTGATGCTAATTTATGTCAACAATTTTTACCAATATTAATACCAACCTCATCCTCGGTAAATTTTATATTAAACCCAACATCACCACTATCGGGAAATGATGGGATGATAGAAACTTTTATATTAGAAGGTGAACCTCCGTTTAATTTAATATGGAGTTCAAACGCACCAAGTGGACAAACTGGTTTAACAATAACTGGTCTCACTGCTGGTACGTACAATCTAAGTGTTACAGATGATAATGGATGTACACAAGTAAGAAGTGTAACTTTATTCGGATACAATTTAATATCTTCATATCAAGTTTTAAATATTTGCAACGATAATTTTGTAAATTCGGGTCAATTAATCAAAAAGGGACTACAACAGATGTATCTTGAAGGTTTTCATGACTTAACATCAGGTGATACCAATTGTTTACTAAGTGCCGCAACTTTTGTTTGTGAAGTTAGTGTAAATGGGGTAACCAACTCAATTGGTTTTTATAATTCCACATCGTTAAACGATTTTCCAACTGATAGTGTATATTTTAATGTTGTTGAAATATTATTATCACTATACCCCGAATTAGAAACAATAACTATTGATATATCGACAGGTGAGATATTAATTAGTTCATTGTGTAATCCATCCATTGGGATGATTGATGCAACAATAATTGTGAGTGTAATAATTCTTTACAACATAAATTGTGTAAGTTGTGCATAATAAAAAACCCCACCTAAAAAGTGGGGTTTAATTTTACCATAAATTTTCTTGTTTCATATATCCTAACACACAACAATAAGCATCACTCATATCAAAATTCTCTTTCTTAAGAGTATTGTTTTTTGTGTAACCCCAATTTATTTGAGGTTCTCTTTTGGCTACTTGTTCCCAAATAATTTGTTTTTTGTCACAATCCTTTGGTAATCCACCAAACAAAACAAACTTCCCTTTACCATTATCTTTCACTAACCATGGGAAAGCGTTTTTTCTTGAGTTGTATGTTGATATGTATTCAGGAACAATACCTAAAACATCATATATCTCTTTGGAAATAAGAGTATTATATCTCATTAAAGTTTGTATAGTATAAACATTGTTACTATTTAAAAGTGGCTCTTCGATAACAACTTTTTTGATGTTTAATTCATCATACCCCTCTAATTTAGTTTTGAAAATTTCGGTCTTAAGAAATAATTCCTTCATTTTATTTTCTTCTTTAGGTTTGGTTACTGGTGAGATATGAGTTAATTCCAATAATTCCTTACTTTCTATGTCAAACAATGCCCAACCAATTGTTTTCGTAGAAATATCTAACCCCAAAACCTTTGGGGATTGTTTCATTTTATCATTCATAAATTAAATATCTAATTTGATTACAAACTGTTGAATCCCCGTTCTCGGATATGGAGATTGTAGCTTTGAAACAATCATAAGATTTTTGTCTGAATCGTAAAGACCAATTTCAGTTACGAATGGTTGGACTGAAGTATTCCACGATGGATTTGAGGAGTATTGGAATTCTGATTGACCTAATACTATCTGATACCTCATTTCATAAATTGTGGCTTGAATGTCAGTTTCTATATTACCATAAAAATAATATTCATCACCAAAATTTAATTGAGTTCCTGAAAAACCTGCCGTAGTTATATCAATATAATCACTTAAGTCATAAAGTGGTGCATTATCATATAAGTCCTGAGTTATAACAAACGTATTACCTGTTAAACCTGATTGTGTTAAATACCCATTATTACTTGTACCACTAAGTTGGAAATTATAGTCAATTATTCTCCATTGTGATGGTTCTGGTCTACCATTACCCTCAACCTTTTGACAAATAATTTCAAATGAATCAGCAATAAAACCTGACGTAATATCACAACCTACAGAACATATACTTGGATTAGATGATAAACAATTAAATTCATCACCAAATCTTACACTAACATTTTGAGAATTCAAAGGATTACAAGTTATGTTAGGTCCTTGTATTACTTGATAATAATTAGAATGTAAAGAATTAGTATAGGCTGAAGAGTTTGATAATCGATATGTAACGTGTAAATATTCAGTTTCGCCAGTCAGAATTCCCTCAACAGATTCGTTATCCAAACCACAAATATTTGGTGTAATTAAAGCAACCTTTGGCGCTGGTAATGTCCAGTTTCTATTGGCTTTATATGACATTGCGGCAATAATCTCTTCATCATCAATAATGATTAGTTTGTGGTCAGGAAATACCTTACCAATTCTGTTTGGTATTCCCGCAATCGGTGTTGTATTTGGGTTTGGATTAGTATCCCATAGGTGATAATATCTTATACCTGGATTATTCATATCTTGGTTTTGATTTGACTCCAAGTAATGAACAGTAAATAATGGTATAATTAAATCATCAAAACCAGGAGGGTCAACATAAAAAGTTTGTCCATAACAACATTCAGGGTTTTTATGCCACATTAACCACGGAATGTGTAATTTGAAATTCCTTGCTTCTCCTGTTGTATCATCAGGTTCAGTAATATCGTGAGGTTCCAAGGCGAATTTTTCACCATAGAAAAAATCAATCGTATTATTAGTATAATGAATAATAGCAATGGCCTTTTGTTCTTCAGGTGTAACTACAACCTTTTCATCAAAAGAGTTATAATAATAAGTTGAATCAGTATCGGTTTGTCCACTACTTGAAGCGTAACCAAAATATTCTTTAGACCCCAAATAATCAATAGAACCAAATTTAGTATAATCTTTGTGTGTTGAGGAATTTATACCTGCTGGACTTTCTGACCAAGGAATATTCATATTCCAAATTTTAACATCAAATTGGTCAGTATAACAAACCGATTCAAAATTGATAACATCATATGGGAAGTGTTGAGATGGTGTTACACTATCATAAATCTCAGTCATTCCTGATGGATATACAATTACACGAGCATAACAATCACCACTTAAATATGTAAAATCAGGTGTTGACCTATCCAAAGTTATATTATCCAAACAAACATCAACAATTCGATATGTTAAAATCGTATAACAACTTGACATATCCACAACACAAGTTGCAGTATAACTCGGTAAACACGGGCCACAATTAGTCACAGGACAAGTTGTGGTTGTAGTTGTTGTTGGAGGTGATGGTGGACTACAAGCGTCAGTTGTTGTTGTTGTCGTTACTGGTAAGGTAGTTGTAGTAGTTGTTGCAGTGAAACAATTACAGTCATTAACACCATTACCATCATAAATTATCGTTATAAAATCACCAATTTGATAGTTCCTAACAAAATCATTGTTACATGTAATTGCCGAAACCACAATCAAATTTGAACCATTCAAACCACTCATTTGTATTACATAGTTAGATGTTAGTGCGTAGTCACCTGTGGTTATTGCACTCCACTCTATGTTTGAACCTGATGTTGTACCTAAGAAAAACCCCCTTGGTGATGCTGTATTATACACTGGACTTACAATCGATTGCATAAATGGGATTCCATATGTATTTCCGTTGTTACCATCCACGTAGTAAGGGTATTTAATGTTTTCCTTATTTGATTGAGGAACACCTGCCGAATTTTGAGCATTGAAACTTGGCTCTAATACTCTACTATTATATTGGTTATAACTTGTTTGAGGAATAGCATTATACGAAACTTCACTATCACCAATTTGAAAATAACTTATATTAAAATTACCTTGAGAAATTTTTTGTCTCCCAGTATCGGTAATCCTTGTGTTTATTAAACCTGCTGTGTTTTTTAAAATATATCCCATAAAGATAAATATCGAAAATTGATTTTATGTGACGATAATGTTACAACAATAACATCCTGATATAGAAACATTACTTAAAGTGTAATTTTCAACACTTTGACCTAAATAACAAGCGACATCTTGGTTTTTAGTTGTAGTTGTATATGTTGTTAATATTAAAGTATCTGAATTTGTATAAGTGAGATTGTTCCATCCCTCAGTGTACGAAGTGATGTAAACATTTTGATTTTGACAACCTGGTGTTGGATTATAAGTTGTACTCAAAGTCGAACTTGAGTATGAAATAGATTGTGTGACACTATTTTTAACCAAGTCACTCGTTGACGTTGTTGTAGAAGTACCTGAGAATGGAGAAGATTTTGAAGTATTTAAATGTACCAAATTAAATGTTATAGTTACACCACTTGGTAAACTTGGAAACACTGAAATAGTTGTATCGTATTTTTTTGTTAATGTTGTATTGTTATTAACTATTGTTGTTGACGAAGTATTAATTGTAACGTTGTATGTTATTGAATTATTCGATGTGTTTAGAATAACAGAATTTGTTGATGTTTCACCCGACACGTCTTTTACAATAACAGAGTATTGACCAGGACATAAATTACTAAATAATGGTGTATTAAAATAGGTTAAACCATTATTAATTGAGTAGGAATATGGTGGTGTTCCATTGTAACCTTGAATTGCAAAAGAACCATCACATCCACAAATTGTATCATTTATATTAACAGTTGAAGTTAAAATCATATATTAGCTTGTTGAAGTAAATGTGTATGTACTTGTTTTAGTACCCCCAGCAACTAAATTGGCTGTTAATGTAACTAAATAAGTATGTGTATTACCAATCGGAGGACACGGGCCTTCCCATCCTTGAGTATTTGAAGCACCTGGGTCACCTGTGGTTGGATTTATTGTCACACCACCAGGCCAAGGTATTGATGAACTAACCTGAGTGGTTGTATTTGGTATATTTGTTACATCCCAATGAATATATCCCGGATTGTCTAAATCTTCACAATAAATTTCAAAACTACTAATGTCTGAACTTGTTAAACCCCCCAACAAATACCATTTAAACCAAGGAGTTTCATTAGAACCACCACAAGCCCCTGAAAATTTAAATGTTGTTGGTATGTCACTATCATCTAACGCCCACCAAGCATTAATTGTTAAAGATAAAAAGTCAGAACAAGCACCTATTGATGTTATAGTTTGTTGTTGAGGACTTGGAGGATTAACAGACATTGTCCATGCTCCTGAAGTTGGTGAACTTGGATATCCTTTGAATATAGTCCAAGTAGATGTACCTAAAGCTGTATTTATAATACTACTTGTTGATGCCGATAACGACCATACTCCCGAAGTACCAACAGATGGGTTAAAATATACAATTTCATTACCAGAATTTGATATCCAAGATGTTTGGCCATTTATATAAGTGTTATATTGGAAAGTAATTTGAGTTGTGGTTGGAGTAGGTGTACCGCCAGTCCTTTTGGTTGTCGTAATTGACATACAGAAAATATTTTCTAAATAGTTTGGAACTGGAGGTAAAGTTGTTGTTGATGTTGTAGTCGTTGTAAAACCAGGTACTGTACAAGTTGTTGTGAAAGTATAGTCACCATAATAGTCACTAACAACGGCAGTATAACTACCAGTAGATAGACCATTTATTGTCTTACCACCTATTAGTGTAGCACCATTAGGAAAAGTCCATTCTATTGTGTATGGAGGAACACCACCAACGATACTTAATGTTATTGAACCATTTGAACTATCAGGGTTTCCAGTAATATTTGTTACATTACAGATTACGTTTAATGGTTGTATAGTGAGTACGTTACAATCATTTACTGGTATATAACCCGAGTTTATATATGACCTAGTTGTTGTAGTTGTCGTTGAAGTGGTAGGTGTTACACCAGTACAAGGTGTTCTTAAAACTTGTGAACAAAAAGGTGAACCCGAACATGTTACTAATGTAAATCCACTCGAACAAGTTAACCCAGTAACACCTGAATTATCAAAAGTAGTACCCGTTAAATCTCTTGTGGTGAATACGGTTACTAAGGTTAATGCTGATTGGGAAGTAATTGCACTCAAAGACGAAACACTACCTGAATAAATTTCAGCACCGAAACCACCAGTAGCTCCTGTACTTGAATTTAGACCTTCCATTTGAATATAATTCGGTCCTGCTGGTAAAGTTATTGGGAAAACTGACCAAGTTGAAAAAGTTTGACCATGTGTTCTATAAGCTGAAAATGAATTGTACTGATTACCGAAAGTAAAACCACTTGTATTAGCTTCAACTAATAACACACCATTTAATTTAAATCTGTAAAAATCGTCAGCACCCATTCCCAAATAATAGGTTTGAGATGTTGGATTATTGAAACAAGCAGTGAAACCAATCCATTCATTTGCTGGAGAAAAAGGTGATGTTGTTGTTGGCCAAACACCTGAGTAATTTAATCTACCTGGTGAATTGGGTAGAAAAGTTGTTGATTTATTACCCCATACTGTATTAGAATTAGCACATGGCCAAATTCTAGGTCCGTGAGTTGTTGCACTTAATGAACAACTTTCTAATAAACCACTTGGAGAAACAATACTTTGACCAGCACCCGGGCCTCCCAAAATATAATTTAAAGTTCTATCCTTCAAACTTTTGGTAGTATCAGAATCTATAAAAAATGATGTGTTGAATAAGGGTGTCCCATTTTTTGTTTGAGAACCAGTTGTAATTCCTGTCAGTATAATTGGAAACGTCAAATTAGTTATGTCTTCATAAAAAATTGTCCCCATATATCCGTTGGTAGAAAACTGACCTGCTTTCAAAACAACAAGAGTTGAGGCAGAACCACTGGTTGATGCGGTTACTTCTCTTATACACTCAGAATTATCAGGTGCTGCGGTATAACCAGATGGACAAAAACAACTCATTAATTAGATTTTAAATATAAATAGATTTATTGATTGTTTTGAACAATCTTTTTCATTATTTCGATGTATTTTATTGTTGAACTATTTTTCTCCACGTAATCAAAAAAATTAATGTTGGTTTTCAATTTATCTAAAGGACTTACATTAATAAATTCACCTTTATAAAATTTTGAAGATTTCAAGTCATCGGTAACACCTGCCATATGTAGTATTGAATGTTGATTATAAATCTCCATTGAATCTGTTGCCCACGAAAAACTTAATTCATCTGATATTTTAGTTTCATAATTATGTAACCATAAATTCCACAATAAAGACCACATTTCTGCTGTCCAAAATTGTATTTCACCAGGACTTATCGGAAATCTTTTTTGGTAACTCAACATTTGGTCATAAAGTGGTGTACAATCTTCATAAATTTTTTTCCATAGTTCTTTTGTCGTGTTTTTCAACAAATACTGACCACCACCTGAGTTAAGTTGGTTTTCTTTTATAGTATTAACATCAATTCCTATAATATCACTCATTTCTCTCAAAAGTTGACCTTTTTGTGAGTTTGGATGTCTTCCTTCATATCTTTTACAACAATCCATAATGTAGTTGTAACCAATATAACCGATTGTATCTGATAAATAATTTATTTCATCTTTGAGTAATGAATTGAAATCAGGTAATTTTCTGAATACAATATCAGCATCGTGTAAAAAAATATTTCTACTTAAAATCGGAAACTCCTCAATTAATTTGTAAACTAAAAATGGTTTTATGTTAGGTATATAATGTTTTTGTTTTCTATCATCTAAATAATGATGAACATTAATTCCTAAATCTTTTAAATTTAAGGATTCATCACTAGGTTTGGTATTACCATAAACCATTGCAAATACAACGTGTATTTGATTTGGATTGATTCCCATCTCAATAAAGTTGTGAACATAAACTCTTACTTGCCAATGAAAGTAAGGAACATCTGGTTGTGCTGATACAAAAATTAAATCCTCCATAATACAAAATTATAGAGGATTATTTGACTTTATAAATAATATAAAACATCCGCAGCCCCAATAAAAGTAGCATTTGCACCTAATGGTGTTATACATAACCACATTTCATCTAAAGTACCATTAACATTTGAACCAACTCTTATTTGATTGTCATCTAATTTAGTGGTCGTTAAAGCAGATGTACCAGCCTGACCAATTAATGATGTCATTACGTGTCCTGGTGTTGTTATTGTTGGAGTTCCATCACTTAAAGAATATTGAAAAGGTGAGTTAGGTATATCAGTCCAACTTGGCGTTGAAGATAATGTTGGATTGAATTCCATAGTCAACAAGTAATTATCGTTTGAAGTGTTTAAGATACTGATTGTGTCAAACTGAGATGTTACACCAATGTAATTTTCTTTTAATCTATAGCCAATATATGGGTATTTTGTACCTGAGGTGGCCATCGTAGTTGTTGCGGTGTAAGGAATTGAAACTGTTGAATATAAACCATTTAGGGCACCTTCTGTTGAAGTTTGAGAACAAATCATATCAAAATAACCTGAACCAACACCAACTTGTCTAATTTCGTATCTAATTGGTTGATTCGGTGAGGACATATAAACAGTTGGTATATTGTTTGCTGCGGTATAATCTAAAAAATAGAATGTTTGACCTGATAAAACCATACCAAATCTCACTCTACCTACACCTAACCATTGATAATCTACTGTCATTAGATTTGTTTCTGCCCAATCAAAATTATTTGGGTCGAATTCGGTTGAGTTCCAAGTTGTTGAGTCAGCACTAAAAGTACAAGAACCACTTAAGAATATATTAAATGTTATTGCACTAGTAACACCATTACTTTCCAAAAAGTAACCATCAAATACTGAATTATATGGTGACCCTGTTGTTGATTGAAAACACCCAACTCTTTTAATAACATTGGATTCAATTTGAAAATTACTAAAACTTCCCTCAAACAACTGACTTTTACCTGGTTGGTAAATTGGATGTGTTTTAGTTTTACGAATAACTAAATCATTGTTAGCTGATGTTGACATTCTAACTCTTGCGTATTGTTGACTAAATACGGATGTTGCAGTACCAGCAGTTACCTCACTAATCTGAAGTGGATTTTTATCGAATGTGTGTTTAATATCCAAAAGATTTTGGACAGCTGCGGTTCTTAATCTACCAAAAGCATCTAAGTTAGGTCCATCTGAATATTTTATTGAGTTATTAAAAATGTATGCCATATTATATTATCCACCAATTATTATTTCTTGCCACAAATGAAAGTGACATATAGTTTATGTTCATATCAACGTAAGCGTTCCCATCAATTGTACCCGAAGATGGTGTTATTCTTATTCTATAAGTACTTGCATAACCACCTTCGTCTTTGATTGTTAATTTATATCCTTGAATACCTGAGGGTGAAAATAAAGTGACATCAACATTACCTGAGTAACTTATTCCATTATAACTATAACCTGTAACTAATGTAATAGCTGAAGTTGATATACCAGTTGTTGATTCGGTGGAAGTACCTACACCTATAACATTAAAAGTACCACCAGTATTATTTACAAGTGTCAATGTTCCCGCCGAAAATGTACCACCAGTAACCCTTATGTCCGTTGGTAAATTTTGATATGTCGTTGCTGATATTGTTCCACTACTAGTTGTTCCCGTGACTGATAAATTTCCATTAATTGTTAAACCAGTCATAGTATTAACATTTACAGAAAATGAACTTCCATCACTTTCAGATAAAGTAAATGTATTATTATTGTAAGTAAAAGCGGTAACACTTGTGTCTGTAAATCCTGTAACAAATCCTGAAACTGAAAAAGTACCACCAGAACTATTAGTAAATGTTATTACACCTGTTGAGGAATTATAAGTACCACCTGTAATGTATACCGATTGTACTAAATTAGTTACTTGTTGGATTGTTGCTTTATATGATGAACCTGCAGGATTTTGCGATGTATCACTGGTATTAACAATATGTATTAAATCAGTGAATGTTACTCCTGTTGCTAAAGTTCTATCGGTAAGAAATGCCATTTTATTTTTTTATATAAATAGTTAGGACATAAAGAAATATGGAACACCATCCATAAAAAAGAAATCTTGTAAATCCATAAAGTCCTTATTATCATCACTACAATATAAAACTTTGAATTTCTCACAACCATCACTTGTAATTACCTTAATACCCAAAGCTGGTGCAGTTTTGAATTGTTGTGGAAGTGCAAATAAATTATTTAAAGGTACGTTTGTATCAATGTACGCAACCAAAACACATTGAAGGCCATATACATCACAAATATAAACTGTATAGGGAAAATTAAGACCAAAAATGGATGAAAATTCTAAAGTAGTCATTTGAATAGTTACTTTAGATAAATACTACATTTTATATAAACTAAAATCCACCATCAATCAAAGTACCTCCTTTACCTGTATCACCAATAGTTGAAATACAAATAGTACAATTTTCGAAGAAACTTACACCTGAAGTTGGAAAACTGTTTCCTGACAAATAAGTTGAAGTTGAACCCAAAGGTAACGTTGGATATGTGGTTGAATAAGAAATAAATTTCCAACATTGTCCATTGTATGGTGAACTTGATAAACTGAATACTTGATTTGGAGTATATGTCGGACCTGGTAAAGTTTGTATTACATATTGAGTTGGGTCAGAACATCTCTGATACAAATAATAACCAACTGCTTGTGAAGACGTTGGAGTAGGTGTTAATGTTGGAGTGATGGATGGGGTTGGTGTAATTGTAGGGGTTGGGGTTATATCAGGAGTACAAACACTATCACAACTTGACAAACCAGTGATACTTCCCAAAGGACCATCAACCAAATCTATTTGGTCAACACCGATTACGTCTAATTCTATACCTAAGAACACAACACACTTTGAAACACCATTTATATTTGCCTTGAATATATCTGATTGTGTTAAAGTACCACCTGATGGTAATATTATTGGATTTACAGCATAATATAAACTACCATTTGAACAATCAACGAACTTCTTACTCGAAGGACATTCTAATATTCCAATTACTGGATTAAAGGTAACTGTTCCTGAGATATTACAAGGTCTTGTCACTTCAGGTGTCATTGTAGGTGTTACACTTATTGTTGGTGTTGGAGTTGGTGTATAACCAGTAATTGTTGCATCCAATGCTCTACCACCACAAGGGTCACTTGGTGTTGGTGTTGGAGTTATTGTTGGTGTTAAAGAGATTGTAGGTGTTACACTCGGAGTAGGAGTAACTTCACAATCAAAAACCGCAGTGAAATCTAAAACTGAACAATTTACAGTTGGTGTTGGTGTTGGTGTTGGACATGCTCCACTGAAAACATAATCATCACATAAATCGGGACAACTTGAGTTACAAGGATATGGTCCTTCAAGTAAACAAGAGCCACCCAACGTAGTCGATAAACACCAAGTACCTCCAGTTGTAAAATATATAAAGTCACCATTCGTTGTTCCAGACCAATATGTTTCACTATTATATGTACCAGCAGACAAGTAGGTGTCATCATAACCTAAACCTGTGTCACTTATACAATATATGGGTGGACAACCCAAACAAGAAATTAATTCACTAAAAAGATTAATTGAAGAACCTGTTAAATCCGATAAACAATTTAAAGCATTATCAATAGTTGTTGTAGTAAATGATGGACAATAACTTGTTGTTAATGAACCAGCACCCCTTGGAACTGATGTGGTTAAATTTTCTATTTCCCAATCATTAGTGTCCCAATACATTACCATAAAGTCACCATTGATATTTGTAAACGTATAATATTGTCTGCCATTTATAATACCATCATTGTATAATCCTCTATAATAATAACCACCTGAATATTCGATTCCAAGTAATAGACAACATTCATCTATATTACATTGATATGTATTTGTACAATCAACACAATCTGTAAAAATAACTGGAATTGCAAAATCCATTTGTAATGCTGTCACATATGGATATGATGCTGCGTCACCATCGTCTGTAATGTTATGACATCCATAACTAACGTTAGTACTATTAGTAAAAGCTGCAAAGTAGACATAATATGACGCACCTGAAAAACCTGATAACGAATTAGGAATTTCGACAGAAAATGAATCAACAGAACAACATGCAGAAAAATCGTAGGTTAAATCTAAAGTACCTTGTAATTGTACATCCAAACCCACATAAGTTGAACCAGTAACGGATTCATCAGCTGAAATATAAAATGTTTGACTTGGTGGTATATTAATTATAATATTACTACCTTGAGAATCTATGAATGTGAATCCACTATATAATGTAGAACCTGTGTTTGCAACAAAAAAGCCGTAATTAGCCATTATTATTATACTACTAAATTGGAGATTATTTCACAATTATTATCGTCAACAACTTTAAGATTATATGATAGTTGACCATCCAAAATGAATGGGACATCAAAAGAATATGTTCCACCAGTTATGGTTGAAACATATACACAAGTTGTAAGGGGGTCATCACATAAATAAATGTCGAAGGGTGTAGCCCCAGTTACTCCATTTATTGTTATCGTTGTTGGCATTTGACAAAATTGTTTTTTATAAATATATTAGGTAGTAAAACTTTGTGAATATTATGGCTGACGATAATGAAATATTAGTAGACCTTCTACGTGATATATTTGGTAAAGAGAAACAACATTATGATTCTAAGGGTCAGATTTCCCATAATTGCCCTAATTGTGATGAAGGTAAGAATAAAGGTAATTTAGAAATTAATTACTTTAAACATGTATTTCATTGTTGGAGTTGTGGTGACACAGACAATATGCACGGTTCACTTGGTAAGTTAATTAAAAAATATGGTAAAAAGTCACATTATAAAACATATTCCATATTAGCTCCAGAAGAAAACAAACCATTACAAAGAAAGAAAGTTGAAAAACTAAAATTACCTGAACACTTCAAGAAGTTCAACGAAGTTTCAAGTATCTATCCTGTAAGGAGACAAGCCTACAACTATCTAATGAATAGAGGTATTACTGATGAAATTATTGAAAGATATGGTATTGGATTTTGTGATAATGGTAGTCACGCAGGTAGAATTATAATACCATCATATGATAATAAAAATGAATTAAATTATTATATTGCGAGAAGTTGGGATTTACATACAAAAGCTAAATATAAGAATCCTGAATCGGAAAAAGATAAAATCATATTCTTTGAGAGTTTGATAGATTGGGAAAAAGATATTACCTTGGTTGAGGGAGTATTTGATTCTATCTTTATACCAAATAGTATACCAATGTTGGGGAAACATATGAGTTCGTTATTATTTAATATCTTGTACGAGAAAGCCAAAAGAAATATAACAATTGCATTGGATGGTGATGCCTATGATAATGCGGTAAGTTTATACCACGAGTTAAATGGTGGTGAATTATATGGAAGAATAAAGATTGTAAAATTACCACTTGATAAGGACATCGCTGATTTGAGGGGAAACATAAATGAATATTACATAACAATAAGATGACAGATTTATATAAAGTAAGAGATGAGATATTGGAAATAGTGGGGAATAGACAAAAAGAACTACAACTTACATTTGAGGAAGAAGCTCATAAATATACAATGTTGGATATCAATGGAAAACTGAAAGATGATTGGTATTCCGTATCAAAGATTATTAAAAAATATTACGATGAGTTTCCAGCTGAAGAAATTGCATTAAAAAAGGCCAAAGGTGATGTTGAAGAACAACAAAAATTATTAAAAGAATGGGCTGATGCTGGTACATATTCTACTAACTTGGGGAGTAGAACCCACTATTTGTTGGAACAAAAATCATTGGAAATGTTTGATATCGAAAAAGAAGTTAGACAACCCATATTTGATTGTGATTTTGAACAAATATTGAAGAGTGATAGAATGGTTAGTGCTGGTGGTAATTATTTGGAATTAATGAAAGAAAGAGGTGCGGTTTTACTAGATACTGAAATGGTATTAGGTGATAACGAATTACAATATGTTGGACAACCCGACCAAATGTGGTTAATTGAAAATAAAGAAAAAAACCAAATAGGTATTTTCTGTGGTGATTATAAAACTAACAAACCAAAAAACTTTGAATCTAATCAATTTACCAAACCAATGAAGTATCCCTTCAATAAGTTACCAAACAATGCTTTGGGACACTACTATATCCAACTTCCACTATATTTAAGATTATTATTTAAAATGTTGAAAGGAAGTAAGTATGAAAATATTGGACTATTTGGGGCAATTATAGTATTATTGAAAGACGATGGGACATTTGAAGAATTTAGAATACCAACATCGGTTATTAATCAGGTAATGAATTTGAAAATCTTTTAAAACAAAATGGAATTGGAAAACGAAGTATTAATTGAAAGGGAGAAGGAATATCTCGATGACTTGAAAATGGTGCTCAAAAAATTAAAAAAGAAATACACATTTATTTATAATGGTGTGAAGTTTGTCTCTGATAGGGAAATTATAGGTGTTGAACCTGAGACATATAAATTAATTTACAAAAACAACAATTAAAAAATGGAAAACCAAAAATTAGAATCAGTTGAAGTTTCAGTTTATGAATCTTTTACAACTTACCTTAGAAAAAAACCATTGGTTATTAACATTACAGATTATCCTGAATTGGATGGTATGGATGAAGACCAAATCCAAGCTTATATTTTGGAAAATGGTTGGGATATGAAACCTATGGATGGTAATGTTTATGAAAGTTTGATGGAAGAACTTAATAACCAAGATACCGAATGGGATAAAATTGATAATGAAGATTTTAATATAATTGTAGAATAATATGGATAACCTAATTAATACAGAACAAAACCTACCAAAAATTGACCTTAAAGAACAACCAACTATTACCTGTGAGGAGTGTGGGTCAAAATACTTTAAAGAAGTAGTTCTAATCAAAAAAGTTTCTAAAATGTTAACAGGTAGTTTTGAAGATACCTTAGTACCATTCCCAACTTATCGTTGTGATGATTGTGGACACGTTAATCCCGACTTCGAATTATTTGATAAATGATAGATAACAAGATATTATTGGAAACTTATATGATTGGTTTCTCTGACGAGTTGAAAGGTGAAACAAGGGAATTCAAAGACCCAATGTTAATAAGAGCATATGAGTTGGGAAAAGTTGATGCCTTTGTTGGTGATGATGTTATGTCCGTTAATTACCAATCTGATGAACATTTATTAAAAAGAATTAAAAATTATGTTGAAACAAAGAGACTTTAAATTAAGTAAAACTATAAGTCTTCATTTTGGTGAAGAAGCAATGTGGTATATAATACCAACACTTGGTTTTCAAAGAATTAATTGGGAAGGTATAACTGATAAAAAAGAAATCACACACCTTTTTACGATAAAATGGTTAAAAGGTAGTATTGGTGTTATTAAAAGATATTGTTTATAACGATTGGGTGTGGATTATTAACAAAAAATACAATAAAATGAATGAACAAGAAATGCGTGAATACTTAAAAGATAAATCTGAAGAGGAAATTAAAGAATTTATTATTGATAGGTTAAAAAAAATCTGTGAACAAGGTGAAAAACTATCAGTTGAGGATGAAGATTACGAAAGGGCTGGTGAATTATTGAAAATTAAAAACAGATTAAAGTGATAAACGGAACACTTACACATAACGTCCGATGATAAACAATCGTTTTGATGTTGTTTATCATTTGTTATACATAGTATTTTTTGTGCGGTGGGCTGATATTATCAAAATAAATTAGTATATTTACAAAAAAATAAAAAATTATGGGAGAATTATTAGAAACATTAAAAAAACAAAATTCAAGTGAATTAATCACAAAATGGGAAACTATTGGGTTTCTGAGTAACGCCAAAAACAAAAGAAATTTGGCATTGGCGTGTGAATTTTCAGCGTTATATCTATTAGACAATACAGAAAAGTATAATGGAGAAATAACAACATTAACACATCCAGTGATTGTTAGAATTTTTAGGGGAATAGAAGAAGATTTACCAGCCGAATTAATTTTTGATAAAGTGGTTCAGATTATTATACAACTTTCAGTTAAATTAATAACATATCAAACAACTGAAGTATGGAATAATAGAAACCCAAATTTAGACAATAAAGATATTGAAGCGGAATTTGTTAAAGATTTTTGTGATAATTTTCAACTTTAGTTTAAACCTATGCGTGGATAAAAAAATATTGTGTATAACTAAGAAATATACCCAATTGTCTTTAACCCCAACAAAATCAAGGTATTAAACAACACAACCTTCAAGTTTCAAATATAAAATTGTAATTGATATGATTAAAAAATTGGTTCATTTCTCAGATTTGCATTTGAGATTAATTAAAGACCACGACCTATATAAAACAATCCTTACGGATATGTTTAACCAATTCAAGGAAATACAACCTGATAGAGTCGTATTTACAGGCGACCTAGTACATAGTAAAAATCAAGTCAGCCCTGAACTTATTGAAATGGTAAGGTGGGTATTAGATGAATGTTCAAAGATTACCAAAACAATTGTTATTGTTGGTAACCACGATATGTTGGAGAACAACTTATCACGATTAGACACATTAACCCCCATCATCCAATCAATGGACAATGACAATATTGTTTATTATAAGGATAGAGGTGTATATCAAGACGAAAATATAGATTGGGTTGTTTATTCATTATTTGAACATAACATTCCACCAGTTATAGAGAAGTCAGACAGATTAAAGATTGGGTTATTTCACGGACCTATTGTTGGTTTATACACAGATATTGGATATAAGTTTGAGACAGGATATGAGGTCAGTAAGTTTGAAGGATGTGATATTGTTCTATGTGGTGATATACATGCCAGACAAACGATTTATTTGGATAAAACACCAATAATCCAAGTAGGCTCAACAATCCAACAAAACTTTGGGGAATCTTTACGGAAACACGGATTTGGAATATATGATGTTATTAAAGATGATTATTCATTTGTTGACTTGAATAATCCTCGACCATTCCTTAAGTTTGAGATGAACTCATTTGAAGATATTATTGATGGAAAAGAAAAATTACTTAACGCTTAATAAACAAAACCAAAAAGATTTAACTGATTATTGTAAGTTAAATAATATTGAAGATGTTGATAAGTTCTTCCAGAAATGTTTTAAGAGGGGATATGATATTGAAAGATATGGATTGATTGGAAATACAAGTGAACCTGAAAAAATAATAGAATATGTTGAAAAAGAAGTTCCTATTGAGGTTGTTAAATATATCGAGAAAGAGACAATTAGAGAAGTCCCAATCGAAGTTATTAAAGAGGTTGAAAAGGAGGTCATTAACACAGTCTATGTCGAGAAGGAAGTCCCAATCGAAAAGATAGTTGAGGTAATAAAAGAAATACCTATTTACATATCAGGTGACACTCAAATTATTGAAAAGATAATTGAAATTCCAATTGAGGTTATAAAAGAAGTTGAAGTAGTTAAGGAGATTGATAAACCAAATGAAAAGATGGGGATGTTACAAGAAACCTTGATGAAACTGAGAAGGGAAATGGGGGATAAAGACAAAACAATTACAGAACTCAACAATAAGATTGAACAATTAGAGAAATTGGTATCAAACACTGGTGCCATATATATGAAAGGGTCAAACCTCAGTCAAAATCTTTAATTTTTTATTAGTCCCACTATTTTAATATAAAAAAGTAGTGGGATTTATTTACTTCATCAAAGACAACGCAAATCAAGTTAAAATAGGTTACACAAAAAGAAATGTAAAAGATAGGGTTAAAGAGTTGAACTCGCCAAATTTAATTACTATACTTGAATACGAGACAAAGTACCCCACACAACTCGAAAAAGCATTACATTTCAGGTTCAAAAAACATAATATTGAAAGAGAATGGTTTTGTTTGGATGACTTCAAGGTTGAAGAACTGAAACAGATATGTGAAATGTTGAATGAGGGACTTTGTGCAATAAAAGAAAACAATTATTTCAAATTATGATTTCAGTACAATTAATTACTTGGTTTATCCTATCTTACGGATTAATGAACATTATGGTTTATGGAAGTATATTCCAAGGACTTAGAGATTTCTTCAAGAATCTTGGAAATAATCCGTATCAACCATTCCAATTCTTTTTCCACTTCATTGATGGTATTTTATCTTGTCCAATGTGTTTCAGTTTTCACGGAGGATGGTTTTTATCATTGGTAATATTCTCACCTGTTCATATATTGTTTGGAGTTCCTATTTGGGGTTCTTGGTTCTTTGATGCTATTTTATCATCAGGTGCTGTATGGGCAATCAATGCAATCGTTGAATATTTTGAGGAAAATAGACCATCTAAATAATTAAAAAAAATTAAAATGAAGTTAGTAGAGTTTAAATTAGAAAAAGGTTCAGTTTTCGTCAATCCTGATAAGATTGTTTCAGTTAGTGAAAAACCTGATGGAAGGACAGAAATAACAACAACAAATTATAATGAATTTTATAATGTTGACGATAATATCACTAATGTTCTCAAACGATTGGACATTTATGGTAATTTTACAATTTACAAATTAAATCAATAACAAAATGGGAAAGGCAAAAAAAGAACACAACAGAAAGATTGCAAAAAGAAACGAAAGAATTGCTGCAGAAAAGAAAAAGTTCCAAAAACAATACACTGAATTGTTGGAACAAAAATTGAAAGAATACCAGGCAAAACTTACAGAAAACGAACAATTAGAAAATGAAATGAAAATCTCTTTAGGTGGACAAGATTTGAATTTCTCTATTGTTGACCCAAGTGAAATAGAAGTACCAACCACAGAAGAAAACCAGTAACATCCCTATGGATTTATTCAATCCACCCCCAGATTACAATTACAATTTTATGATTAAAGATATTGATTTTAACAAATTTGATAACCCATATATTCAAGTTGTATGGGAGGATTATCCTGAAAACTTTACACAAGAAAAGATAAAGAGTGTTAGACATTACTTCCAAAAGAAGTATAACTCAACTAATGTTAATGTAATAACCAAAACTAAATCTAGTGAGGTTACAACACAAACAATTGATGTATCATTCAATATCTTGGATAAGAACTATCAATATGTATTGGTAAAATCATTCTTGGAAAACAAAAATCTAACAAATCTAACAGAATCCATTCTTAATTTGGATAAAGCTGTTGATAGTAGATTATTATTAAATGAAAGTGAGATATCACCCTTTAAAAGATGGTATATCAAAAACATTGAGTTCTCCAATTTCTTATCGTATGGTGAAAATCAAAAGATTGATTTTGATAAGTGTAATGGTATCTCGGTGGTGGAATCAAATCCCCCTAACTTTGGTGGGAAAACGGTTTTAACAGTGGATTTATTGTTATTCTTATTCTTCAATGAAACAACCAAAACATCAAAAGCTGAAGAAGTTTTCAATAGATTTTCTAGTAAGGATAAAGTTCACGTCAAAGGTGAAATTATCATTGATGGTGATGAATATGTTATTGTTAGAAATATTGAAAGAAAGAAGAAAAAAGATGGGGATTGGAATGTAAAAACTGAATTAGATTTCTTTAAGAAGTTATCAGATGGAACATTACAGAACTTCACAGGAGAACAAAGGAGAGAAACTGAAAGTTTCATTAAAACTTCTATTGGTACGAAGGAAGATTTCTTAATGACAATTTTAACTACGGCAACAAACCTTGAAGAGTTAATTGACTCTAAACCCACAGCAAGAGGGCAGGTATTGTCTAGATTTATGGGGTTGGACTTTATTAAAAAGAAGGAAGACACTGGTAAAGAAATCTATTCAGAGTTTTCCAAGTCAATGTTATCAAATGTATATTCAAGTGAAAAGTTGAAATCAGACAATGATGGATACAAAGAAAGAATTGAATTACTACAAACGGAAAACATTACCCAACAAAACAATTTGATTGATGTTCAAAATAGGATAATCAAAGGACAAGAATATAGAGATACATTACTAAAATCCAAACATACGGATATTGATATTGAAATCTCGAATATTGTTCCTGAGCGTATTGAAAGTGAAATCATCGGGATTAAAACCCAAAAACAAAGTGTTGAAAAACAATTAAAAGAACTCAAAGTGGTTGAACCAACAGAGTTTTACTCGGAACAAGAACACGACTGGTTAAAAGATGAACACAAACATTATTACAAAAAGATTGTCCAATTAGAACAAAATATTAAATCGATTGAAAGTTTAAAATCTTCAGTTGATGGTGGAATTAAATGTGAACATTGTGGTATTGAATTGATGATGGCCTCAATAACCCAAAACAAAATTGCTGAACTTGAAGGACTTATCATTCATAAAACCGAAAATGAGGTGTTAATGAATGATTTAATAATCAGAGAAGCTAAGTATGTTCAGTTAAAAAAAGAATTTGATGAGTATGAGAAAAACAAACTTATCAAAGAAAAATATGAACTTACAATTGAGGGTTATCTGATGAAAATCAAAGGATTGGAAGATAAGTTGGAAAAGTTTAACTTGTTACAGGATAAAATATCCACAAACAACAAGATTGAAACCCAACTTATCAAAGCCAACCTAAGATTAGATGAACTAGATAGAGAAAAATCATCAGTTAAAAGAATATTGGATTCTAACAACTATCAAATTCAAAGTTTAAAAGATAAGATTGAACAAAATATCCAAATGATTGAGAAAATCAAAGTTGAAGCTGAAAAAGAAAGAATCTATAAAGTTTATTTGGAAATCTTTGGAAAGAATGGTATATCTAAAACAATAATGAAAACAATGATTCCAATGTTGAACTCTGAGTTACAAAGATTATTGGAAGATAGTTGTCATTTTAGATTGGAAATCAACATAAATGACAAGAATGAGGTTGAATTTGTTATGATTGATAACAACACCCAAGTTGAGAAATTAATGTCCTCTGGGTCAGGTTATGAAAGAACCATAGCATCATTAGCATTGAGAGCTGTATTGACAAAAATATGTTCTTTACCAAAACCGAATATTGTTGTTATGGATGAGGTATTTGGAAAGATATCAAACGAGAACTTGGAAATGGTTGGTGAATTTTTCACTAAAATTAAAAACTATTTTGAAAAGATATTCGTTATAACCCACAATCCATTGGTTAGTAATTGGGCTGACAACATTATAAAGATTACCAAAGAAAACAATATTAGTAGTGTGAGTCAGTAAAAATAAAATGGTGAGAAAAAAACTCACCATTTTTTCTTTTAACAGAAATATTATTCTATCTTTGTATCCAACAAAAACGGCATAACAATATGAAATACCTACTTTCAATTTTCATCGAACACAACGAACAAGAATTATTTGTAAAATCTATTGGTAAGGAGATTAGTACTATCTCATCCAAAAATGGTGTAAAATACTTTTTCGGCCCTCAGACAGCATTATTCACTTTCGAAACGAAACTTTCTTTTGAAGGTGTAAAAAACTTTTTTGACTCAATCCTAAGTGATTTGTCAATAACACATATCCTTGTCCCAATAAAAACTGACAAAATGTCATATTGGTTCGAAAAAGAACACGAGAAACTATTGTTTGGTACGGATATTTGTGCAACGAATGAAGAATATTCAGAGGAAGAACAAGAAGAAATGAGAGAAGCAATTTTGGGTGACTTAACCAAAATCTTTGAGAAAGAAATTATCGAAGAAAATAGAGTCAAACAAAAAATTGTTCCTACCTTGGATGACCTTTTGGATAAGATTAATATGAGTGGGTTGAACTCACTAAATGAAGAAGAAAAAGATTTGTTAAAACAATATTCAAAATAGCATGAAAGAAAAAAATTCAGGTATTCCAATCAATCAAGAAGAGATTCAACAATATCTCAAAGACATTAGAAAGAAAAAAGTTATGACTCCTGAGAGAGAGAAGGAATTATCCTCTTTGATGAAATCAGGTACATTAACATCAGGTGATGTGGATAAAGTCCATAAAGAACTATTGGAGGGTAATCTTCGTTTTGTTATTACAGTTGCAAAACAATATCAAAATCAAGGATTGGATTTGGCTGACCTTATTGCTGAAGGTAATTTGGGTTTAATGAAGGCCATTAAGAACTTTGATTGGAACAAAGATTTGAGATTTATATCCTATGCCGTGTGGTGGGTAAAACAATCAATCCTACAAAGTTTAAATGACAATGCAAGAACCATTCGTCTCCCTGTGAATGTGGTTCAAGACCTCCATAGAGCCAAGAAAGAAATTGACGCCAAAGGTGGGGAGTTAGATAGTAGATTTACCAGTCTTCCATCTATGGTTGATTTGGATATGGAAATCAATGAAGAAGGAGATAATCTATTCGATGTATTGAAAAATGATGACGCTGATATGCCTGATGAAGCATTTCATACCAAGGACATTTTAAGAACAAAACTATTAGGGTTATTGACTTGTTTGGATGAAAGGGAACGAGCAATCGTTGAGGACTATTTTGGCCTATCTGGTTCACCAAGAACATTGGAAGACATCGGTGGTGATTTTAATCTAACGAAAGAGAGAGTGAGACAGATAAAGGAAAAGTCATTGAGAAAGTTGAGAAACCTATCAGGTGACCTATTTGAATGGATGTAATTAATAAACAATTAATATTTATAAAAAAAGAAAGTATGAAAACAATAACTGAATTTTTGGGGAAACACGGATTGATTATAGCATTAGTTCTAGTTTTAATTTCTACTTGTACAGGAAGTATGAGTAAAAAACTAAGTGAGAAGAAAATGTTGAATCAAATCGATAGTTTAAGAACTGAAGTAGTAATTTTGAAACAAGAACTACTAAAAGAAATTAAAATTGAAGGATTGAAAGCTGAGAAAAGAATGATTCAATCAACAGACAGAAAAATCCTTGATGTTAATAGACAAGCTGAAATAGACAAAGAACTTCAGCAACTTGAAAAATGAAAATAATAATCACGGAACAACAATTAGAAGAAATAAATAGATTTCAGATGAGAGATGACCCCAAATATAGGGGTTGTCTTATGTCTGACCTAACCAGAATGGAGTTGATTGATAACTTCCTAAAAAAAGTTGAAGACAATCCTGAATATAATACTGAAGACCCTGATTATGATATGTTATTAGATGATTGGGATGGGTATGATGACCAGGTATATATTCAAAATAAAGATACCTCAATTGTATTTTGGGAAGGTTGGGTTAAGAGTTGTTGGGATGCTGCATTTAAGAAAGAACAATATAAAGAATTAAAAAAATCGGAAGTTATTAATAAAATAATTGAAGAAAGGTTTCCAAGGATAGCAGATGAGTTTGATATGGATATAATTGATTATGGATACATTGATAATGATGGTTATATAATGTATATTGAAATGAAAAAACAAAATAATGAATAACTTATTTACTTGGATTAAAAATAATCCCATCCGTTCTATGTTTTTAATTCCCATCTTTTTGGTGGCTGGTATATCCATATCTCACGTTGTTGCTTGGTATGATATAACAAACCCTTATAGTTGGGCAATATATTTATCAATTGCGATTGAGATTGGTGCTATAACAGCACTGATTGCCGCAACACAAAGAATTAAAGGTGGCGTGTGGTTTATGTTTGGTTTGGTAACATTTGTTCAAATGGTGGGAAATATATTCTACTCATATAAAGAGATTGACCCGACAGGAGAATTGTTCACATCTTGGGTTGAACTTACGTCCCCAATCTTCGAATTGTTTGGAACAGAACCAACAGACATTATATCACATAAAAGATGGTTGGCAATATTGGGTGGTGGTTTATTACCTGTAATATCCTTAACATCACTACACTTCTTTGTAAAGTATGAAGAACCTGAAAAACCAACTACCAACGATACTCAAATCGATAAAGATTTAGAAATTGTGTCATTGATGGATTTGGAAACAATTTTGGAAAAAGAAGAGGAAGAAAAACCAAAAGTTAAAAAAGGTAGAAAGAAAAAAGAAGTTGTTGAATCACCGATTGAGGAAAAAGTTGAAATAACAACAGAAGAATTACCTACAATAGATTCTAAAATTGAAAGTGAGGAAGTTGAAACAGAGGTACAACCATATTTGAATCCTCAAGATTTTGGACTTAAATTGGAATCAGAAATACAAAAAGATGAAATACCAGTAACGCCAACTCGTCCGACAAAACTGACATACACCAAACCAAATATGTCCATAGATAGATTATGATTGATATAATTAAGTATGGAGATTTTAAACCTCTTGGTAAACAAAAAAAGAAGAGTCAAATAATTCTTACACACACTAGTAGAAATGTGGAGAATTATTTGGCTTCTTTACGTTATAGACATAATGGAAAATATAAGAAAATTCCAAATTATGTTATTACAAAGGATGGTAAAATTCTTCAACTTTTGGAGAATAATGAACATAGTGAATGTTTTTCGGAAAAAAACATCAATAGGAATAGTATTATAATATGTTTGGAAAATTTGGGTTGGTTGGAGAAACAACCATTGGAAAATCAGTATGTTAATTGGGTAGGCGATATTTATAAAGGTAAGACGTTCGAAAGAAAATGGAGGGACTATTTTTTTTGGGAACCGTATCCTGAAATACAAGTCCAATCATTATCAATTCTTTGTAAATCAATAATGAAAGAATTGAGGATGTCAAAAGATGTAATCGAACATAATACAAAAATAAATGGTATTGAAAAATTCGATGGAATTGCAACCAGAAGTAATTACGACACTTACTTTACTGATTTAAGTCCAGCATTTAATTTCGAAGATTTCAGAAAAAAAATAGAAAATGAATAATTCACACGATGAAATAAAAAGATTGTTGAAGGCATCAAGAACTATGTTATCAACTAAGGATTCAATTAATGAATCTTTTAATATTAGAAAAAAACATAATTTATTATCTGAACAAGAAATTGAGTTCGAAGGTGATAATGTAACCAAAAAAATTAGTGTTGGGGATTCAATTGAAGACAACATTAGAAAAGACGAAGAAAAAAAACGTAAGGATGAAAAAACCCAAGGATATAGAATATCTGGTGGTGTCCTATATTTACATGGAGAAACAGAAAAAGAATTAATCTTGACTTCAGATGAGAAAAAGGCATTTCAAGAAACTATGGAAGAGTTTGTTAATGAAGTTTCAAATTATACTGATTTCGGTCCTTTAAATGTTTATAAAAATGATGTAACTTGGGAAGGTTTAATTAATGATTTTGGGTTGAATTTTAGATATTCAACAGGAGAAAAGGAAGGGGTTTACATTGAAGGTGATATGATTAAAGTTGATAAAAGTTTTATTGAATTTGCACAAAAACTTAATAGTTACTATGAAAAATTCAAATCAAAATGGGTATCAATAATAGGAACTAGAAAAGAAACCAAAATAAACCAAGATTTTGATTTTGAAGATTAATATGAGCATAATAAAAAAAACAATCAAAAAATCTAATATTACTGATTTAATTGGTAATACAAAAATGAATTTACCAATAGGTAAACTTTACTCAATGAAAAAAAGTGAAGCTAAAGAATCTAAAAAATCAGGTGTGACTACAACTAAAAAAGATATGACTGAAAAATGGAGTCAAAAATACAAAGATAGTATTGATTGTTCCAATCCCAAAGGTTTTAGTCAAAAAGCTCATTGTGATGGAAAGAAGAAAAAGGAAACTAAAGAAGCAACTGGTGCTGGAAGTGCTGGTGGATTTGTAGCACCATTGGCTTTCAATCAAAATAGTAAGTTTGTTAAAGATAGTTTTAAAGAAACACCAAAGAAAGTAGAAACTAAAGAAGCGACAGGTTCAGGTTCTTCAGGGTCTTACGAAACACCTGCAGCTTGGGCTAAATCAACAAAAAAGAAGGATTGGAGAGGTAAAAGTAAGACACTATTCCCTGGTGGTCAATTTGTTCAGGTTAAGAAAAAATGTAAAACCTTTCCATATTGTAACCAAGGAGATATCAATGCTTTAAAACTTACAAATGAAAGTGATGTTTCTAAAACAATATCTAAATTGAGTAAAAAGTATAATGTAAGTGAAAATTATATTCAAAAACTAATTATCAAAGAATATCGTAAAGGAAAACTATAATATTTATATTAAAAAACTAAAAATGAAAAATACACAAAAATATTTAGAAACTTTAATTAAAAAATCAATCAATGAAACTTTGGAAACCAAAGCTATTAAATTGATGGATAAAATTAAAGAAATGGAAATGGAAGAAGGATTTGATAGTCCTGAGATTAAGTTTGATAGAGGTGGTAAAGATTATGACAAATATGAGTTCAGTAGAAAAGTAAGACCATATGAGTTTATGAAAGATTTGGAAATGGACTCACTTACACCTGATGAATTTGAATATCAAATGTATACTAAAGACATCGACTTAGATGATGAACTATATGGTGATGATGAGGACTTAGACCCATTTATCGATGGTGATGATGACGACATCGAACCAATCAATGAAGGAGAAATGTGTGAACAATGTGGTGGTGGACTTAGTGAAGGTGAATGTATGGAATGTGGTTACAGACAAATGGAGGAAGAAACATATGATTTGAATCCTGAAAACGAGTTTGATTATGTTGAAGAAGAGGAAGAATTTGATTTATCAGATTTTGAAATTGAAGATGACTCTGAAGTATCTATGAAAGACAAAAAATATGGAATAGGTTCTGATGTTGATGATGACGATGTTGTCCGTGGTTATTGTAGTCAAGAAAGTCCAAAGTACAATATGGATGCTTGTAAAGCAGTTAAGGGGGCTATTAATGAAAGATTATATGGTAAACAAACCAAATTGGATAAAAATAAAAATGGTAAAATTGATTCAGAAGATTTCAAATTACTAAGAAAAAACGTAAACAAAAAAAGAAAAGATAAAGCTGAAGTTGAAGAAGGTAATGCTTTCACAGCTAAATTAGCTAAAACAAAAAAAGGTGGGGAGTTCGAACTAAATGGTAAAAAATTTAAAGATACATCTAATTACGATATGAAAAATGAAAGTATAGAATATCACATTAAAGATAATCAAGGTGACATAATTAAATTAACTGAAAATGAAATAGTTGATTTAATTGAAAGTTTAGTAAATGAACAAAAAACACCTGGTTTTAAAACAATTGGTAAACCAAGAGGACTTACAACTTACGAAAAAGCTCATAAAGGTTCTGGTGATGAAAATAAGGAGTATTTGAAATCAGTTACCAAAAAAATGAAAGATTATTTGAAAGATGGTTCTAAGGGTACATATGAAATGAATCCAAAAATGTTCCCACAAGGAAATGGAGAACTAGCAAAAATGGACAAAAAAGCATTCAAAATGACTGATGAGTTGGAGGACTTCAATTATGAAATAGCCGGACAAAATTTCCCAGTTCCTGATGCAATTGACTATAATGAAGAATGGATGGAGAAATTATTTAAAGGTGATTCTATGACAGGTAATGCACCTGGTGGAAATGCTTTGGAATCTAAAACCAACGATAGGTTCAATAAAATGAGAAAGAAAAACACTCTTAAAAAATTGAAAGACCAATCATATAAGAGAGTTCCACAACCTGTATTTAATGAAAAATCAGGAACAGACCAAGGAAAAGGGTTAAATATAAAATTGGAATCCTTAGAACCAAAAAAAGCTAACCAACTTAATGAAGAATTTGATAGAATCAAACAATTATTAGGTTATGATAGAAAAACTCAGTAATTACATTTTATTATCAGTTATTATATTCTCCATAAGATAAGTTTCTTATGGAGAATTTTTATAACTATGTGACGAAAGTAGTACCATCAGACGAAGTTGATATTTGGTTAAAAATCAACAATATAATACCTGAAAAAATGGAGTTATTTTCTGATTTCAGTCAGTCACTATATGACTTGATGAGAATGACGTATTTAGGTGAAACAACAAATTCTTATGAAACTAAAATAACCTTGAGTGAAGATGATAACCATAAGCATTTTGAGTGGTGTTGGAATAAAACAATCGAGAATTTCAAAAAAGAAGGTTTATTGTTTAACTCAAAAGGCGAACACTACGATTATTTTGATACTTTCTTCAAAGACATTTTCTACTACCAAAAAGAGGAAAAGATTAAGAACTCGGTTAAAGATTTTTTCAGTGATTTATTTGATATAAAAAAACCATTCACAAAATCAGATTTGGATATGATTGGAATTCTTTATAAACTTTTAGATAAAAGTTTAAATGTTTAAAACTAGTTTTTTATTTACATCATCACAAAAAATCGTAATTATTAATTAATAAAATAAATCAAAATGGAGACAATCGAAAAAATCAAAACATTGACAGAAGAACTTTCAGTTGATACTGGTAAATTTTTTAAAGGTAATAACAGTGCTGGTACAAGAGCAAGAAAATTGGCACAAGACCTTAAAAATTTACTACAACAATTAAGAACTGAAATTTTAGAAGAGAGAAAAAAAGAAGAGAATGTTTAATATAGATACTTTATTTCTTTTTTTTAATGTATTTTCTATTCTACTCGTTCTTAGAGTAATCTATAGATTTATAAGTGCCCTATTATCCAATCCCCCAACTAGGTTGATTATGAATAATAGGGAACTTATATTCTTTGGAATCTCATTAGCTTACACAATAACCTATTTCATAAAATTATGAGTTTATACCAAGAATTTTCAGCCTTATTACCATACCTTCAATCAGTAAGAAAATTAAAGAATTATTTATCATTTGATGTTAGTTTTCCCACAACATGGAAACTACCCAAAAAGTTTGTTGAAGAGGATAAAATAATGGAACAACAATCACCTATTGCTAATGAAAGATTGTTTTCCTATGTCACTGAGATTGATGAGGATAGTGTTCAGAAAGTACACTTGAACATAAAAAATATTATAAAATACAATCTTGAACGTGAGGAAAAAGACAGGTTATTTGAAACAAAAGTGGAGGAACTAAAAAAATTATTTGAAAAACAGAACTTAGATAAATTAAAGGGATTATATTTTGACATTAGTGAACCAACAACAAAAAAAATAGAGTTAGAAGACGATGAAGAACAAATCACTACAACAACAACTTGATTGGTTAGAAAGAGAAAAACAAAAAGATGAATTGATGTTAAATATTGAAAAGAATCAATTAATCAGTCAAATTAAAAAAATAAAAAAAGAGGAAGTTCTACCTCCAAAACCAAAAAAACTAACATTATGGCAGAGAATAAAGAAGGTGTTAATGCCTTAATTGAAAAATTGGCTTTGATATCTGAAGGACTTTCAGAGATATTCCCACAAAGTAAATCAGTAGTTGTATTTTCAATGAATCAAACTGATTTTGATTTCGTTAAGAATCAAGTTTATGATATGTCAAGTTCCGAACAATTCAAAATTGATATATCAGGGATTGAATTTATTTTTTTGAAAGATGTGTTGTTGAATAACGCTGAAGATAGTCAATAGGAAATCCTTTTTCAACTAATAAATTATATAGGTATTTCTTTTGTGGTTTGGATGAATCTTTAACTATTAAACAATCCATTCTTTTTTCTTTTTGAAATTTATTAACTAAACTTTCTAAAAAAATCTCACAATCGTCTTCACACTTAAATGTGAACAAATTTATTTCATCATCTCTTTGAAATATCATTTTGTTGTTTAGTTTTGAAATTAGTTTTAAACCATCCCCCCTCAAATATTTTTTCTCAAAATCACTAAAATAAATTCTTTTCTTATTGGAGTAGTCAACAAACCCCTCTTCAACCCTATAGTTAGAAATGTTTTTTATTGATAAATTTTCATCATCAGTTTCTACTTTAATAGTTCTCCCCAAATTATCCTTAATATATAAATTAATGTTATTCTTTGAGTTTTCCATCAAAGCTAATTCATAATCACATTTTTCTCCATTTTCGGTTTTCTTCTCAAAAAAAACATTTTCACTTGATTCTAATAAACTCTCGTAGTATTTTTTTGCTCTTTGAAAAGTTTTGAATTTGTTGATAATTTTTCTTTTTTGTTTATTTTTAAACAAAACAATAAAATAATTCATAAATAAAATTTTAAAAAAAATAGATAGTTGATGGAAAATCTGTATGATATTTTAGAAGTAAATGAAAATGCGACACAAGATGATATAAAGAAAAACTACAGAAAAATGGCTATGGAACATCATCCTGATAAAGGTGGGTCGGAAGATAAGTTCAAAAAAATATCTGAAGCTTATGAAACACTTGGTGATGAAAATAAAAGAAAGGAATACGATTATAATAGAAAAAATCCACATAGGGGTAGTAGTATATTTGATGAATTTTTTGGTAATTTTCATACTCAAAGAAAAACAACAGTCCCTGACAAGATGGTTGATGTTGAAATTGGTACATTAGAAAGTTTTCTTTCTGTAGAAAAAAATATAACCTATCAAAGGAACTTTGCCTGTGAACCATGTAATGGTAATGGTGGGGACAGACAAACTTGTAATACTTGTGGTGGGGGTGGATTTATTACCAAAACGATGGGTTCTGGTTTCTTTACACAAGTTTTTAGACAAGGTTGTCATACTTGTGGTGGTCATGGATTCACTCTCAGAAATGTTTGTGGTAGTTGTCAAGGAAAAGGAATTCAACAAAGAACGGAAACTATTAAAATAAAACTACCACATGGTGTATCAGATGGTCAATACTTTAGAATGCAAGGTAAAGGTGATTTCATCAATGGCGTTTATGGTAATTTAATGTTAAGAGCCATAATCAAACCAGAATCTAATTTTAATAAAGCCGAAAATGATTTGATTTATAATTCTTTTTTGAATCTAAATGACCTGAAAAAGGATACAATAGAAATCCCTCATCCACAAGGAAGAATATCTGTGAAGTTACCACAAGAATTTGATACCTCAAAATCGTTACGAGTAAAAGCCAAAGGGTTTCAAACAAACCAAATTGGAGATTTAATCATTAATTTACACGTTAAATTTAAAAGATAGACAATATATTTTCAACAATCTTAATTGTACCATATATACTTGCAACTAAAATATATAGGGATAAACCAACTAAATACCATTGTCTGTTAGAGAAACCCTTTTTACATTTACTACAACCTTTTTCCTTTTCCATAGTTTTTTAATTGAAAAGTATTATATTTGTCCCAATAATCAATAATAGTTATTGGGACTACTATTTTTATCACATCAAAGATATTTATTAAGAAAAACCAAAAAAATGAGATTTACTTCCGTACTTAAGAAATTAATTGTTGAAAACTCAAGATTCAAAGTTCTTTATGATAAGATGGTTACCCCATCACAAAAAGCATTAGAAAAAAATCCAAAAGCTAAAGGTTTGATGACCTTTGACATATTAAAAAGAATCATATTTGCTGACCCTGACACCAAAGCACCTGAAAACTTTGATATAGATGGGGCATCGATTGATGATATGGATAAAGTTAAAGTGGGTAAGTTTACACAATGGATGTTGAAAAACTTTGCAGTACCTGCTATGACTGAAGAAATGAAAGCGTTAGACCCCCAATCTAAAGAGTTTAAAAACGCTATCAAAAGTTATAGAGAATTATATTTGGAAGATTTGTTCAAAATGACTGAACAACTTCAATTTTTCGAAAAGGTAAAACAATATCTACCTGAAAACCAAAGGGACATCAATAAATTGACACCAGCTCAATTGAAAGATATATTTGCTAACTTCAAGTTACCTGAGAAGAAACAAAAAGAGATTGAGAAAAAACAAGCTAAGAAGACTAGAGAAGGATTGAAACATGCTGGTGGTCAAATCATTTTTGAAGGAAGTGATTGGGTATTGATTAAAGTTGAGGGTAACAACCCAACTAGTAAAGACGCAGCAATCTATTATGGTGGTTATAAGGATTATAGAGAGGGTGAATCTGACTGGTGTACATCAGCACCTGGTTTGACTTGGTTCGAAAATTATATTAAGAATGGACCTCTTTATGTTGTATTCCCACAGAATGACAATGGTCAAGTTGGTAAAAGAACAGGATTACCTGAAGAAAGATATCAGTTCCATTTCCCTTCAAGTCAATTTATGGACAGACACGATAGACAGATTGATTTAGTAAAGTTTTTGAATGAGAAGGCACCTGAGTTGAAAGATTTCTTCAAAGGGGAGTTTGCAAAAGGTTTGACCACAAAGGGTGGAAAGAAAGTTGAAATTTCTTATCCAAATAGTTCAGCAGGAAAATATGTTGCATTATATGGTTTCGAAGAATTATTCGACAATTTACCAGATGATATTGAACATTTGATGATTAACAATACATCTCAAACACCAATAGGTTTGGATGTGCCTGAATCTTTGGGTAGATTCAAAAGTTTGGATGCTTTGGTTTTACAAAACATATGTAAATCATTACCTAATAGTATTGGAAACTTACAACAATTAAGTTTTCTTTCTTTACCTGATAACAAACAATTAGTATCTTTACCTGAGTCCATTACAGGTTTGGAAAACTTATCTTTTGTTAACTTAAAAGGTTCGAATCCAAGTATCAAAATACCTGAAACATTGAAAGAGAAAATGATGGACCAAGGTGATGGTTTCTATTATGTAATGTAAAAAAATTATATCTATGAATATTGATGTTGAAATATACATTAAGAACTTTATAAACTTCTTTGAGAGCAACCCCAACGAATTGATTGATTTGATTGGTGACGAACTCAAAGAAGTTTTTTATAAAAAGGTAGAGGAACAATGTTATAAGAACCTTGACAATGGTGAGGACATTGTTTTGACTCAAAAACAATTGATTGAAATCGTTGTGGACATTAAGAAGGGAAAACCTGATATGAAGGTGTTATTAACCAATGGTGTCTTTCAAAAAACAAAATATGGATTAATTTCTTTGAATTAAGTTTGGAAATTAGAAAACCTCGTTGTATCTTTGACTTATCAATTACTCACCACTAAAAACTTAAAGATATGACAATCCAAGACATCAAAACAATCGCTCCTGCAATCTTCTCTACTTCTGCTGACCCCAAAATGTCAAACAAGTATTCATTCGTTCCAACAATCGAATTGATGGAAAACTTCACCAACGAAGGATGGCAACTTGCATCTGTAAAACAAAATGGTAAAGGTGCATATGGTGTACACGAACTAAGATTCCGTAATGGTGAATTACCTGCTGTTGGTGACACATTAGTTGAGGCCATCGTTAGAAACTCTCACAACGGAACTACAGCTCTTACAGTTGGCGCTGGTTTATTTAGATTATGTTGTAGTAACGGACTTACAGTTCCAACTTCAACCGCTGAACAATTCACTGTAAGACATATGGGTTTTGACTCTGACGAAGTAAAAAGATTGACTGAGAGCTTTGCAAAGAAACTTCCTCTAATCCAAAACTCAGTTGATAAGATGATGGATAGAATGTTGACTGAAGGTGAAAAGATTGAGTTTGCTAAAAACGCATCAATCATCAAGTGGGGAATGGGTTCAGTCCCATCAACATTAAACCTTGAACAACTTATTACACCACAAAGAATTGAAGATAGTAAAGATGACCTTTGGACAACCTTCAATGTAATCCAAGAGAAGTTCATCAGAGGTGGTGTGGATTACAAATCAAACTCAGGTAGAAAGACATCTTTGAAAGGTTTGAAAAATATTATGGCCTCCAACCAAATGAATACAAAACTTTGGACATTGGCAGAAACATTAGTGTAGTGATTGAAAAATGATGGGGAGAGATTGATTATCTCTCCTCTTTTTTTTATAATTTTACTATGGAAAAGTTATACGATTTTAGTTTATCAAGTTATCATACTATGCTTTACAAAGATTATTGTGAAGTAGATGAAGATATATTATTAGGTGAACATGACTCAGACACACCACCCATAATAGCAAGCTTCAACAAATTCTCATTAATAAGAAAAGAGTTTGATTACGACAAAACTTTATTAGGTGAAGAACCATATGTTGAGAATTATAACAACTTGTTTGCTCATTTGATGTTCAAGAGGTTATCACTCTATGTTGAAAAAAATGAAGATAAAGTTTCAATAAAATTCTTTTTATATTACAAAGGTAGACAAGCTGGAAAAAAATATTTCAAGAAAGATACTATCTGTCATTTTTTAACCTATAACTTCAAACAAAATTGTCTTTATAATGGTCATATCAAAAATTATCATCTTAAACGAAAAAAAAAGAGTCAATTAGGGAAAAACCTTTGGTACAATAAACCAATTCAGTCATTTATTCAAACATGGGTAAATCATACTAGAGGAATGAAATTGAATGACTTTGATAAAATTGAAAAATCAGGTAAAGAAATTAATGAAGCCATTGTATTGTTTTTACAAAATATACCAGATGTAAATCCTGAAAACCACGATTATTCTTACGACAACATTTTATACAAAAGATACTTGGATGGGATTGGTGTTAAAGTACCAAACAACTGGATGTATTTCAACAGAATCTTTCCACAGATAACAAAAAAGATATTCAAGAAATATAACTATAAGTTTGTGGATGCTTTTATGGGTTTAAATGATTTCACTGGTGATAAAATCAAGAGAGTATTACATAGTGTAGAATCAACAGATGGGGTTGAGTCATTAAAGTTTGCACTTGATTTCTTTGGGAAAGATTTCATATTATCTCAACCTGATGTCTTCATTAAAGAAATATTGGAAAGTACATCTTTCTTTATGGATTGGCAAGTGTTTATTAATCACCATAGAATTAGTTTGGTTGACTTCACCAAAACTGAGGTAAAATATTGTTTCGAAATTTTCAAGTTGGTTGTTAGGGGTGAAATTAATTTACATTCATTCACTGACCATATTGCTTACAAGATTAGATTAAAAAACTTTGAACCTGTAATGTGGAGAGCCAAGAATTATGATACTTTTGCTGAAGAACATTATATTTGGTCTGAAAAGATTGGTTCGATGAAAAGTGCTGAGTATAGAAGATTATATGATGAAAAGTTCAAGGAATATATCGAAACACCCATCTTTGATTATTATCCTGTATTACTGACTGAAAGTAAGGAATACAATATGGAGAGTTTCCTCCAATCAAATTGTGTTAGAACTTATACAGATAAACCAGCATCCATTATCATATCTTTAAGAAAAGGGG